TTTACTTTAGCTGGCGCGATGGGCGAGGCTTTAATGGTCTCGTCTACTTGGTTCGGACGACAAGCCGCACCAGGAGCATTTACGGGTGCTTTATCGTTGCTGGCAGTAGAGGACATCTTGACTCAAAAGGGGACGCTATTTATAGACAATGCCGGATCGTTGGGAAATACGCAAATAACTAATGTGATCTCTCAATTCGACCTTTCTGTAAAAACAGGATGGCAACCAAGATTTACGGCAGACGGTGAATTGTTTTACTCCAAGGCTACCTATACTCACCCCGAGATATTACTCAATATCGTATTTGAGCATGAAGCTCAGGCAATTGCAGAAAAGGTTTTGATGAGGGCACAAACCGCCCGTTCTATTCGGTTAACTTTCGATGGATCTGCGTTAGCATCGGCTGGAACCACATACACCTTTAAAACTCTCCAAATAGACTTGGCCGGAAAATGGGAAACATTCGACACCATTAGCGAAAGCGACGGCGTTTCCGAAGTGGCCGCTACATTCAGGGCACGCGACAATGATACCGAAAATATGTTCGCCAAGTTCATCGTTGTAAACGAGAACGCTGGTTATCCGTAACGATACGAGGTTAAATAAATGGCAAAAAAAACAGACGAAAAGGAATTGAAAAAGCAAGAGGATTTGGTCGAAGAGGCTGGAGACATTCCGATCGAGATAGTTGACGAAGAATCCGCCTCCGATTCTGGTAATGTCTTACAACTACTTATCACCTATGACCAAATATTGAACGATATAACGGTCGATGAATATCTCGCTATTCAGCATTATCATATCGAGGAAAGCAAGAAAGTGTTGTCTCGGTTTATTGGCAATGGAAGCGGCCGGTTGTTGGATCCAAAAGATGGACTCGCAATGATCGGGAAAATCTCATTGACTAATTTGGTCAAGTTGATCGGTGAGTTCTTTGAAACAATGAGAACGGTAGCCGTCCCAAAAGAGAACGGGAGCGACTCAGAGACTACTTAAAGAAGCGCAAGGGAGCTCCCCCCTCTTGGTATGCGGTTCTGGTATATGGCAATGGATGGGGTCCTCCCTGGGATTGGGCGGGGGCTTCTCCGATAATATGGTTCATTCGGAGACACATTGCCGAGAACATAGAAAATGAAGCAATCAAACGCCAGCGTGCAATCACTAAGGCGCTTGGTAAAGCTGGTAAAGCTTTCAAGAGTTTCAGACGCGGAAAAGGCCGCTGATAAATGGCAATTGAAAAGATCGAGATCGTTGTAATAGGTAAAGATAAAGGGGGAGCCAAAACGATCGACAAACAAAAGGCCGCATTGCAAAAATTAGATAAGGAGGGCGAGAAATTAGGCAAAACGCTATTAAAGGCGACGGCGATTGCCGCCGCGTTTGGTATTGCTTTAAAAAAGGCGTTCGATCTTGGTAGGGCGGGCGCGGTTGTTAGACAAACAACGATTGCTTTTGAGACGTTGATGGGTGGTGTTATTCAAGCGGACGCCGCGATGAGGGAATTTCAAGATGTATCTGACGGAACTGTATCTAAAATGGAGATCATGGCCTCCGTTACGACTGCTCTCGCTGGTACGCAGGGTCAACTCAAGGTAGCTCTCCAAGGCGCTGCCCCAGAACTGTTAAGGATCGCCAAAGCCGCAAGCGCATTGAATCCGGCGCTAGGCGATACATCCTTTGTGTTCCAGAGTCTTGTACGGGGCATCAAGAGATCAAGTCCTTTAATTATTGATAACGCCAACATTGTACTAAAGCTTGGGGACGCATACTCAGCTTACGCCGATGATCTGGGTGTAACCGTTGAAGAGTTGTCGGCTGTTGATAAACAAATGGCTTTACTGCAAGAAACATTGAAGGGAGGTAATGTTTTAATAGACCAGGCCGGGGACGCGGCGGAGTCTGCCATTGACCCATTTGACCGTTTATCTGCTAGTGCAAAAGACCTTGGCGATGCACTCAAAGCGGATATCGATGCGAGTGGGTTTGTAGAAGAAACTGCCAAAGGGGTTGACGCACTTTCGAAGCTGGTCGACGAGTTCGATATTGGGCAAGTAACAGTAGCGTTTTTTGCAACCGCCATAGGGAAGCTGCCCGGGGAATTTGCGAAGTCCGTCGACGCCGCTTTAGGGCTTGATGCCATGATAGAACAATACAACGAGACAGTAGCCGAGGCGGTAAGAAGGGCAGAAAACTTAGCGGCCTCTCAAAAACTAATCGAGGGTGGCTTTATTGACGGGACGCGTGCCCAGAGACTAATGTGGGTTGAACAACAAAAAGCCATTGCTATAATGGAGCGAGAGGCGGCCGCGCTGGGGGAGGCAGAATTAGCCTTGATAGCACAAGCGGAGGCGTTGGAAGTATCTACTTTAGCCGCTGAAAACTGGATAGATACCTTCGAGCGTTCCGAGCAAGTCGTCGAGGCAGTTGATTCTGTCAAAGAGAGCTTGGGCGAACTGGAAGCCAGGGAAAAAGCGCTCACAACCGAAATACAAAACTTTGAGAGAGCAATCGGTCAAACCGGCGCGGAAGCAGCGGCAGAGGTTGGGCTTATGCAGATAGAATTATTTGCTCTTCAGGGCGAGATCAGATCCGTAACCGCCGCATGGGACGAACAAACAAAATCCATGCTCTTTAATATGGTACAACAAAGACTCGCCATTGACGGATTCACAGTCGAGGAGTTATCCGCATTAACAAAGCTCGCCGGTCCCGAAGGATTCGGATTGATCGATCAAGCCGCGGTTGATTTCATCGGCAAGGTAGACGAAAGCGCCGCACAACTAGACGCCGCCGGAGACCAGTCTGATCTATTTGTGAAAGATTTGCAAGACTTGCAAACTGAATTTTTACAGGCCGGTACTGATGTCGAGGCGTTGGGCGAGAGTATCGAGGCTTTACCGGAAACGATCAGTATAGAAGTCAAATTCAACGTCGGAAACTTCCCGAATATCCCAGGTAGTAATTTTGGAACGGGTGGGCAGTCGACAGTAGGGTTTCACCTTGGCGGCCACTTTATTGTACCGACCGGATTTCCAAACGATTCATTTCCGATTGGTGTATCGAGCGGAGAAGAGGTCGACGTTAGGCGCCCGGGCGCGGATGATAACAGGCGTGGAGCGGGAAGAGGCGGGGGCGGAGCGCCATCGATCACCTTTGTATATAACCCGACCATTTCGACAGTAAGCGGCGAGGAAGTACAGCGAGCAATCGCGCCATTTATTGAATCTGGGTTCCGCCAATTAGATGAACAGAGGCGGCTCTAATGGCTGGTAAACGATATGGCGATTTCGGTTGGGGTGATGGTACGTTATGGGGGGCGTCCGGGAATGAAAATTTATTATATGGTCTCGAGATAGATTGGGATGGAGATTCCTTATTCGATGGATCAAACGAAGCGGATCGAATGGTTCAGTATTCGGTTGAAAGAGGGCGAAACTTTTTGGTGCGTAACGACGGAATGGGATTTGAGAGATTTAGACCTGGGACATTAACGTTCAAGCTTGAAAACACCGATGGAAAATACGACGCGTTTCTGGACTCCTCCCCACTGTTTCCCAATGTAGTCCCCGGTAAGTTTGTAAAGTTCGCCGTCACAGATGGATCGACAAGTACAAAATATGATCTGATGCGCGGGAGAATCGAGAACATACAACCGAGCAGGAATAACAACGCGCGATTTGTAGATATTACAGTTAAGGACGGTTGGCGCTGGTTGCTTGATGAAAATGCCTCGATCGCTCTACAGCAAGATATCTCGACCGACGCCGCGATCGGGTTGGTGCTGGACGATATCTCATGGCCAACGATTTGGGGCCGGTCGCTTGGTGCCGGAGACGATACGATCCCGTTCTATTGGGAGGATGCGAGGAGCGGATCGGCGTCTATAAACGAACTTGTGGAGTCAGAGATTGGATTCTTTTATATCGCCGCAAATGGACAGGCTGTATTTATATCACGCAATACAGTTATATCAAGCGAGCTAACGGTATCAGAAGATGAATTACTAAAAGATATCGGAGTCCCCCAACCTTGGGAAGTGAACCGGAATCGAATAAAGGTCGTTACAAATCCGAGGATATTGCAATCGGCTAAAGTTCTTTGGACGCTTGGCGACAGACCTAAAATAGAAGCTGGACAATCTCTTGAGTTATTTGCAGATTTCACCTTTGAAGATAGAACGGTCGCCGCGACCGAATTAACGACTCCGGTCGAGTCTACTGATTGGACCGCCAATGACGAACGGGGCGGGGGCGGATCTGATCTATCCTCGGACTTCACGATGGTCATAACTACCGCGTTCGCAGAGACCGCCAAGATAAGGATTTCGAATAACGGCTCGGTTGCTGGATTTGTGACCTTGGCACAGTTGAGAGGCGACGCAATAGACTCCCCTTATTCATCCTCGTTTATCCAGGATAACTCGGGGAGCGACCAACCGAGGACGTTTACATTCAATACAAGATATCAGCAAAGCACACAGCAAGGGGCGGACGTCGCCAACTTTTTAGGGACGATCCTGAATGAGATCAAGGAGTTTCCTGAGATAAGAGTCGAGGGAAGGCCGTCTATCCAGTTTGCTCTCGATCTTGGATCACGAGTAACCATCGAGATTCCCACCCTTGGGATAGATGACGATTACAGGATCGGAGCTATCAGACACGAATCACTTAATCCAACCTGTCAGGCAGTTAGAACGACTTGGAAAACAGAGCCGTTTAGTGACCTTTCAGCTTTTTGGATCCATCCTTCAGAAATAGGTATTGAAACAATACAGGGATATTAGGTTAGGAGTATTTATATGGAAGAAACAACTATAACCAAAGGGATTTGCTCGGGGCTAGATTTGGCAGAGAGGGATTCGACCCCAAGGATTCCATTGCTGACTCATGAGGCATGGATAAAACAAAAACTATTTGCTATGTGGAGAAAAAAGCGATCTCCGGTTGTATTGAATCCTTTGGTAAAGGGTGACCCGGTTGTAGCATTTATAGATTTTGGTAGATGGTCGGCGAAGTGTGGGTGCAATCCAGGAGCGCAAGAATACGTCACTCCAGGCGAAAACATATTCTTTTGTTTCCATTGTTTTAATCATGCCAACGGAGGACACCCCCGCCCCGTCAAGTTCCCATCTGATAAAAAGAGATTAGAGATCGAGAAGCTTTTAATGGATAGGCCGGTCGACGATTCTGTCGGTGGTACAAAGTTGTCAAAGGCGCTTAATGCAAAACCATTAATCAAAACTGCCCGCGGTGATCTGGGGAGAGCGTGGACACCAGACGAAACCCCTGCGGTCTTAAGGCGACAAAACAAAGTAATTGAGGCGGTGAAATAATGGGTTACACAACTATACCGACTCAAAACACTGGCGACCTTTGGACTGCCTCTGATTCAAATACTTTTTGGAAAGCTAACTTTGAGCATATTGCGGACAACAGATATTTGCCCCTAGCTCTCGCGGCTGGAGCGGTGCCGGAATCAATTACTGCTATGCCGTTGGATGTTATCGAATCGAGTGGCGCATCACCACAGGTTAGGCGCTACGCTAATAGGGGAGACGATTCCGCAGATGAGGCGCGAGAACTTAGAAACTATATTTGCCCTCCCGATTATGTTGGAACGCCGACCTTAAGGATTCATTATCACATGGACGGGGCGAACACAAGCAAACAAGTAACGCTAGTCGTAAAGATTGCGGCGATATCAGCTGGTGACACGAATGTCGAAGCCAAGGATTACGGCTCCGCAAATGTAGAAGTCGTAAATGTTCCGGACGCGGCAGATACTCATGCCGTTGTCGAGATAACTTTGACGAACGCCGACTCCTTGGCCGCGGGCGATTCATTCAACATACTGTTATATAGAGACGGTGACGCCTCAGAAGCCGGAGCGGACGACGACGCGGCTGGAGATATTATCATCACCGGATTGGAGTTTGGATATGCGTTTACGTAACGCTTTGCTTATTCTTTCTATTTATGTTACTTGGCTCAATGGCGGCGCGCTGGGGATGCACTTTGAGATTCCTAGCGGTCATGTGATTTTTGCTACGTCCGAGGAGTCCGCCTTGCATGAAGTCGGTCATTTGGTTTATGAATTCTCATTTGAATTTATTGAAACGGTTGAATTGTATCTTGAAGATGAACACAGTGGAGAATTGTACGATTATATGATTGATAACTACCCAGACAATATAGAAGAAATTTACGCCGAGCTTTATATGTGGGATAAGCTGTATTCTATCCCACAAGAGTTTGAGGAGTTCTTTTAATGCCTGTTGATTTTGACGGAATTGCCGATTTCATAGCGTTCGCCGCCAACTCTGTTTATGATGGGCTTGTCCAAAAGTCTATATTTTTAAGGACGGAGTCGGATGGTGTCGGGGGCGCAAATGTTGGCCGTCTGTTATGGAAAACGTCTGCTGGAGACGCGGCGGGTTGGTCAATTGTAAGAAACGATTCTGGTAATCCAAGAGCGAATCGTTTGGCCTATGTTCATTCTGCATCGGGAGACGATGGAGTATGGGAAACAGACAACGCGACATTTCCAGTAAGCACGGAGATTTCGATTGGAATCTCTATGGACGCGTCAGATATAAACAATGCTCCAATTTTATATTTAGATGGAGTTCCAGTAAACGTAACCGAATTTAGCACTCCAACCGGATCGTTTGATTTAGGTGATACTGAAGGTTTGCAAGTTGGTAAGGCGGGAGGATCGATAGATGCTTTATTTTACAACGGCAAAATCTGGAACATCAATCTATTCAACACAATCTTAACCCCCGCCGATTTCGCTACTCTACACGACTCCAAGATCGGCGGCCTTGGTATGCCCGGTCATATCTTCTGGACTCCATTCTTGGGCTCGGATGGCAAACTCGCGTTTACCGGCGCATTGGCTGGCACGAATTTTGTATACGATCACATTAGCGGAATCAAAGGGACACCGACTTCTTCACCGGTTGCGATCCAAGATATCGAGATCGCCCTCCCCTTTGCTTACGGATAATATAGGAGTTATTTATGACAGACTACCCAGGTGCAATAAAGAGTTTTGACCAACAAACAGACGGTGTATCGGATGCAGACGCCACAGATGTAAATGAGGCTTACGACGAGATCGAGGCTATTGAAACCGAACTCGGAACCGATGTCGCCGGAGCGCACACAGATGTTAAGTCTAGGCTGAATCAAGGACTCCCAGATGCGAACGACGCAGACACCGCGACACTATCAGCGACAAGGACTCTAACCGATGCCGACGGGGTGATCCTGAATTTGGATCCAGACGGTACAAGCAGGGACGTAGAACTCCCCGCCGAAGCCGCTACAAATCACCCATTCTTGATTACCAATACGGCGGACGGTGACGGCGAGAACTTAGTTGTAAAGTCTGATGCACCGGCGACGATCGTAACTGTGAGACGCGGTCAAACCGCATACCTTCACTCAGATGGCACGACATGGCGGGGGTATATTGTTAACGGGACACAAGCAAAACAGACTGTTTATATTCCGGCCTCTTTCATGTTTGCTCAAACGACGAACGGGTGTGAACCGCTTACGCGAATAGAATTAACCGCAGATCAACCCGAGCTACTTGTCTTGGCGTTTGACGGTGGAACCGCGGAGTTTGCTCAATTCGAGTTTGGCTTTCCTAAGAAATGGAATAAAGGCACGATCACATTTAGGGTTAGGTGGACATCTACCGCGGCAGATGCGGACGGTGTCGCCTGGACATTGCAAGCCGTAGGAATGGCGAACAGCAACCCGATCGATGTGGCGTTTGGTTCCGCTGTTACCGTGGTCGACAATGCAGACTCAGCAAGTAGAGATCAGTATATCTCCGCCGAAAGTGGAGCGGTAACAATAGCCGGATCACCTGGAGACGATGAACAAATTAAGTTTAGGCTCGGTAGAGATCCATCCCACGGAAGCGACGACATGGCCGAAGATGCCGAACTGATTGGGATTGACATCTTTTATTCATTAGAAGCCGAGAGTGATGATTAATGGCAATAACAGAGTTCGGAGTATCAGTAACCAATAGCGCTGAAGATACGGACAGGGTGGCCGTTAATCATACACTTGGCGCTGGAAACGGGAATAGGATTGTTGTAATTTCTATTATGATGAGGGACGGAACACAAGACCCAGATGTGTCAGCGTTGACTTATGGGGGAGTGGCCGCTACTGAGGCGATAGACATAAACAATTTAGGAGATAACGCTTACGCCGGTGTGTGGTATGTTCTTGAGACTGATCTTCCGGGGGACGGCGTAAACGAGGCATTATTGATAAGTACAGTCCCGTCCACAAATACGCTGTTGATTTGGGTAACTTCTATCCAGGACGCTAACCAAGCCTCTCCAGAAGATACAGGTTCGCAAGAGCGCTCTGCAGCTTCGGCCACATTCGACTTAACAACCTCGGACGGGTCTTATCAACAAGACGCGGCTTACAGCGACGTTCATTTAACTGCTCTTACTTGGGGTGTAGACCAAGTGGAACAATTAGACCTAAACCTGGACAATTCGAGATGGGGTGTTTCCAATAAAGAACAGCCATCGGGAGGAACCGATACGTGGGTTGTCAACGGAGGGAATGACGAATGGGCATACGCGGGTGCTTCTTTTGCTGGTATACCCGATGTTGTTGTTGGGGGCGCCCCTATATTTTTCTAAGGAGTTGAAAAAGATGAAGTCGCAAGGATTTTTAACATGACAATTGATTTGAAGCTATGGGAAGATTTGGACACTGATGAACGCAGGGCGTTCGGCTATGACATATCGGCTTGGGGTGATGATATAACCGAACCGCAGATTCCTATCGATTTTGCGTTTCATAGAACATCCTGGGGGTTGCATGTAGATTCTAAATACGATAATCACAGCGGGAAGATTTCAGAGATAACCGATATCCTTGGTGGTTATCATTACTACTCAACTGCTGTACCATGGAAGAAACAGGTCGATCATTTCTTAGAGCTTGTTACCAATAACCCCAACGGATCCAAGTACGAAATGATTGCCTGGGACTTTGAAGCAAAAAACAACATACTATCGCGCAGGGCGGCAAAGGAAGCGGCTGAAGCTATCCGATATTTGCGAATAGGTTTTGATGGGATGGTTTTGGTTTATGGAAATAATAACGACTACTCGGTATTTTTAGAGACCTTTGTAGACGTGGCGTTTTTGAACGATACACCATTTTGGCTTCCTTGGCCCGGGTCAAGAATAAAGAATCCTTTTAGTGTTGAGATAAACGAACAACCTGAAATGGGTAACTGGCGCGGCAATTGGCCCAACAGGCGGTTTGTCCCATTAAAGCGACTAAAGGGTACCTGGGACTTCTGGCAATATTCATGGAATGGAGACCCTGAAAAATTAGGTATAGTCGGCAAGAAGCAAGTAGACGTGAATGTTTATAACGGTACGAGGGCAGACTTACGCGAAAGATTAAATATGGATGGTGACACACCAACTCCAGACCCACCCACCCCACCGGATGATACAGAAGTCCGTAATAATACGCTCGACGAAGTTAACGCAATGGTTGAAGGGATGAAGTCAATAATATGACAGACGAAAACGGGATATTAAAAGATATAGAGGAGTTTTTAAAGGGAACGTCTGACGACGTCGAAACGACCAAAACGGGCAAGGTCTTATTATTGGCAATGAGACTTGACCGAAAGGAAAGACGAGGAGAGTATCGAGAAATAACTAACGCTCTAAGCAAATTATCTCTTATCGTCTTTGGAACTGATGAGGACCACACAAAAGGACTTGAACATAAAGTAGATGTATTAGATCGGTTTAGGAAAAACATATTGAGGATATTGGCTGTCCCTGCCGTCGCCTTTTTGGGTGCTGTTGGTGCGTGGTTTTGGGATTTGTTAGCTAAGTAATTAAAGAGTTTAGGCGCTTGTTTATAATACAGTTCTCCGCGGGATCGGGTAATATTCAAGCGCCATTCTTTTTAATTGTATGGACAATGTTATATTATGTCAAGTAGTGAAGCGAGGTTAGATGGCATATAAACGAGAGGTCGGAGTCTTTATTTCAGATACACATGCGGGGTCAAAGTCAGGGTTAATAAATCCAAACATGTTGTTTACAGAACATGACCTAAAGACGGGGAAGGAGGTTTTCGTCGAGCCGCTGCTGACTCCTAAGAATAAATATCTATGGAAACAATATGACAAGCACGTTGACATAGCCTTTGACATTATTGGAAAGGATCCGTTTCATATATTTCATATGGGCGATATTACTCAAGGGAACAAATATGGAAGCGGTGATTTGTATAGCGACGTAGGGAATCAGGTCTTAGTTGCGAAGGCCAATAAGGAGCCGTGGTTGTCGCGAAAGAATAAACCGAAATCGATGCGTTTTATCTGGGGTACTGATTCCCACGAGTTTGAGAACGGATCCGCCCCAAGACTTTTGAGAGAGTTGATCCTGTCAGATCACAAGGAAATAGATGTAAAGTCATATGCTCATGGATTCATCACCGTGGCCGGTGTAAAAATTGACCTTGCCCATCACGGAGCGGGGGCAGGAATCAGAGAATGGACGCGGGGCAATGTGTTCAGGTTATATACAAGGTCTATAGTAAAAGAATACATGAACGCAAAATTACCGATCCCTGACCTTGTGGTGAGAGCACATTTCCACGAACCACTAGAAACACCGATCACAGAATTTCCAGAATACAAGCCAGTTAGGACCACTGGATTATTGATCCCCTCATATCAATTGATTAATGGTTACGCGAGAAAAGTAACTCGCAGTAGATTTGTGACAATAATCGGTATGTGTGTTGTGGAGTTTGTAAATGGAAAACCGCTTACCCCTCACTGGCTGTTAGAGCCAAGAGAGGACTTAACAAGAGAGGTCATAAAATGACTGGTGTGAAACCGTTACCTGAAGATGTAATGAAACAAATAATTGAAGAAGGAAAAGCGGCCAAGTTACAGCCGGGGGATATTACTTCGGAGATTGCTATGGATGAGTGGGACATATCAAGAAATACCGCATTAGAAAGATTGAACAAACTTGTAGACGAGGGGGTCTTAGAAAAAATAATGTATAGAACTGAAACAAAAAGACGCGGATGGTTATTCCGCCCAATAATTAAATAGATGTTATACTGTGTATACCTATTCATCCACTATTTGATATCGGAGGTAGTAAAACATGCAATTAGATTTTAGTGTAGTAGAACTCTTAAAGGCTCTTGTCGGAGTCCCCGCGTTGATCGCATTGGTGGTAAATGTCCTGAAATGGTTTACCGTAATCAAGCCAGGTAAAGCGACCCAATGGGCGAAAATCCTTAACGTGGTTGTGTTCGCTTTATTGTATGTCTTGGCGACGTTCTATCCAGACATTGACATTTTGTACTTCGACGAGATCGCCCGGACAGTTGCAGGCTTCGGACTCGCTATGATCGGCTTTATGCCCGCGGGTGCCGTTATCTCTGGGAAAGTCCACGATGGGATTAGAGGAGTCCCGATCTTAGGAAAGTCGAACTCCTAAAGAGAATTAATTAGGTCAAGTAAAGAGAAGTCCCGTAGCGATACGGGGCTTTTTTCTTTGACGTATAAATATCTTTTTAAAGGTATTATCTTTCCTCAAAAAGAACTGTCAGTATGGGTTTTCTTATTCACACTTTACGATAATTCGCTTGCAAACCTTGTATATCTATGCTATAATTTAGGAAAATAAACGGAGGTAGAAAATGTCAAAAACAAGACCTACATTATTCAAGTCTGAAATGGTGAACGCGATCAAAAATACGGCAGTCGGTGTGTGGCCGCCGGAGCCGATTGACTCAGGTAAGCCATTCAAGAGTCACACGCGGAGGCTAGGGGGGTTGGAGGAGGTCAACAAAAATCCGGACGGTTGGGGTTGTATAGTAAACGTAAACGAATCGATCAATAACAGCAGGGCGACATTTTCAAGAGGACACGATATTTTATATGTTGGCCCACCCCTCGGAATCCCTGGAGACCTTTTATACGTCCGTGAGGGTTGGAGATATGCCTACAATTTGGTCAAGGGTTTTTCCTCGGATGCTGAAAACCATATTCAGTTTAGGGCGGACGGGTTAGTATATGAAATTAAATACGATAAAGAGGATGGCTCTTTTTATACTTCTCTATTTCCCAACCAAGACAAACAAGGCGGATCATTTTCAACCCATAAAGATTTTGGTCGTTGGCGTTCATCTATCCATATGTTTAAGTGGATGTCTCGTTTCTGGTTAGAGATCAAATCGGTTAGGGTTGAGAGGTTGCAAGATATAACAGACAACGACATTATCGCTGAGGGGGCGATTAGAAGCGGGTTTGGTGCAAAGTTTTTAGGGATCGATATCGGGAGTCTTTCTAATGCTTTGGTTCCAGACTGTTTACAGATTGCTTTCTCTCTTGGTTGGGACTCCATCAACAAAAAATCCGGCTACACCTGGGACTATAACCCTTATGTGTTTGTTTACGAGTTCGGAGTAAAAGAGGCAATAATCTAATTTCCCCAAAAAACACCCCTCTAATCGATTTTACAAATTAGGCATATAAAGAGACCCACCCACAGACCAAAACGAAAAAACACTACTAAGACACTACTAAGAGGAGCGAGTAAATGGATCAATCAGTCACAGAATCAATTCAAATGATCGCAGAGGAGCTAGAGATTGATATAGGCAGTTGGAGCGGTAAACGAGAATTAGCTTTTCAGTTGTGGAAGATGGCAGGCGTAAACGCCCCCGCTAGACCTTGGTCTCCGGAATATTTACACGGTGTTTTGAAAGGGTCGACTGCCCCCTCTGAAATTATGAAAAGAGCGATCCAATCTTTAGGCGCCGCGATAGACGGAATGGATTCGGATATCGCCAAGGCGCGAGCGGTTGAGGTATTTGTCCTGGGTGATGTTCGGCCGGGGACACTGATAAAGGGGGCGTCGATAAAATGTATTTATCCCCCTTGCAAGATAAACTTTATACCCCGCGATTCTCGCCAACGGTACCACGACAAAAAATGTCGGGCGAAAGACTATAAGAGGATCAAGACGCAATGACAAATAACTCACCTCGATCAATAGTTGAAAGAATCAATAAGAAATATCCAAAATACCCACCAACGATATACTCACACAAATGGATTTATGGTACGTGGTACTGTGGCACATCGTGGCAAAAGGCAATATACTATGGGCAATTTCCTAGCACATTCGTCAAAAGAATACTGGCGGGCTTTCCAACAAAAGAAAATAGGTTTTTGCATTCTTGTTGTGGGCGGTGCCGTATTGACGGAGCCATTAATTTAGATATTCACAATTTACCTGAAGTGGATCAAATCGCAGATGTTGAAAATTTGCCTTTTTCTGACAATTCATTTGATGTCATATTGATAGACCCCCCTTATTCAGAAGAGGATGCAAGCAGATACAAGGTTAAACGTTTAATAAACTCCAGAAAAACAATGACGGAATCAAAAAGGGTTTTGGTTCCGGGTGGATGGTTGCTGTGGCTTGATGAAAAATACCCATCGTTCAGACGAAAGGATTGGGAATTAAAAGGGCTGATTGGCATTGTCACAGGATTCGAACGCAGAACTCGTTTGTTGAGCATGTGGAGAAAGCCCATGCACGCACAGCAAGAAATGAGATTTAACGAATCGGAATCTAACATAAAAACACAAATTGCGTACCCACAGCCTAAAAATGAGACACCCGTCTTCGATGGGGGAGGGGTTGACTAATGGCTTTTTACGCCTTTGTGTTGTTGATCGCATCAGTCCTCGGAGCCGCCTATTGGGTCTTGGACAAAAACATATACGCGTTGTCGGTCGCGGTCCCCTCTTTGGTCTTGGGCATATATCTATTGTGGAAAGACGCGCGGAATCATTTGGCAGAGACCGCGGAGAGAATTTCGATTACCGGCGATCTATTGTTTTTGCAAGAGCTAAGAGGATCGACGATTGACGAGCGTGAGTTTTTCAAAGAGATCCGGATAACAGCAAAGGTAACCCCTGCCCCAGGTGGTGCGCTGTTCGATATCGAAGGAGTCCCGGCTTGGTTCGTCCGTCAGTTTTTCGCCGACTCACATGCAGAACACGAGGGCAAGTATTTTAAAGCGATCCGCAATTATCGAAATACATCCTCCGCCCCGTTGCAAGATTGGGCGGGGATATTGACTCGGAAGTTGTGGGACATTGGTGAGGTCGAGTGGAGCCAAGGAAATCGACCGGCTCGTATTGTTACGAGTTGGGATAGTTGTTGGGAATCATTGATTCCAGTGATGCCGAAAAAACCGCATAATATTATATTTAATAAAGGAGAGTGACATGCCACACAAAAAAGTAAAATCAAATCTCAATAATTATGTGTATGTGAAGCTAAAAGAAAGCGGAAGGATTGTCTTTTTGAAATATTGGGGCGGTGATTTTGCACAAAAGAAGCTGATAGATGATACCGATAAAGACGGATATACAAAATTTCAAATGCACGGCTTTATAGATATGTTTGGACAACACATTCTCCTTGGAAGTAATCCGCCTGTTGAAATGAATGTATTTATCGAGGTTGAGACTGAAACAACTTGACCAAACAAATCATTTACATCGAGAGAAAGTACACTCGAGTAGTCCGGATAAAAAAGAAAGCATGGGGAGGGTTTATCAAACCGCCCCCAGGATATCCCCCGCTCAAATGGAAAACGACAAAAATACAGAGCGACGGAGAGGATATTATTTTGAGACAAAGGAGATTGAAATGAAGAAAACATTTACAATTAATTTTGAGCTAACAATTGATGATAGCGACGGCGTTGATTGGTTCTCGTTTTGGGAAATGCTTGGTAGATCAATGGCTTTGTTTTTTGGGTTCGATATTACTACGTCGTCGTTTACAGTATCCGAAATTGAAAAAAATGTCGACCTTGAAAATGATGATAGTCCTTAACCACTTGTATATCTATGATATAATTAACTAAAACTTCGGAGGTAGTAAATGGCAAAACAAATACCAGTAACAAAAAAGGAAACAAAGATATTTAATACCCGGTTGGCGAAAGTGGATCGCGAGGCATTGGAGAGCAAGGTTGAATTGTTCGGGCTTGAATCGCAATCAGATTCGGTAAGGATGGCTATTCGGGTTGTCGATAATCTTTTTGGGAACGAATTAATGATGGATGATTATTCCGGAATGTCTGTTTATGGTTTTATCAAAGCAGAATGCGAGGCATTACTCGACGACAACAACCGCCTCATCAACCGCTACGAAGGCGGCCGGACCTTATCCGGTTAAAATCACCGACCGCTGGGGAGGAGGTCCCAACGGTCGGTAACAAGGAAAATAAAATGAACCATAAAAAGTATACCACAAAAAAACGGAGGCGCTAAATGCAAGCAACTAAAATACAGTACGCCCATTTTTCAAGCAACCCGATCCGCCCATTTATCAAAGGTCGTGCGAAAGGTTGGTTTTGCACAAAAGTAAATCGGGGTTGTAAATATTGTTATTCTGAGACAATGAATCGCCGCCTCGGAAACGGACTCCCCTACTCCAAGCTAAACGAAAAAGCCATAGAGTTTAGGATCAATAAAAAAGAGATCGTGTCGTTGTTGGCCGTCAAACCTGGAAAGGTTGTATTCGTTTGTGATATGACCGACCTTTTCCACGAGCTCATAACCGATGAACAGATTGACGAAGTCTTAATGACCTGTGCATCAAATCCTGAAGCGATCTTTTTAGTCCTCACAAAGCGTCCGCGGCGGATGGCCTCCTTTGTAGCCAGTAAAGCCGCCTCATTCGATAACATTTGGTTCGGCGTTTCGGCTTGTGATACTGAGACGCTGGAAAAAGCCGCGGCGGAATTGACTCCGAGACCAATCAATACGTGGTTATCGCTAGAGCCGTTTGTCAAAGATATAAAAGGCACAGTCCTAATAGACGCTTTGGGGTTTGGCGGGTTCCGTGTGTTCGATTGGGTCGTCGTTGGGGGTGAGTCCGGCCGGTCAAAGAATATCGCTATGTGTATCCCCGCGTGGATGCAGGGAGTCGTAGGCGATTGTAAGTCCCAAAATGTCCCGGTGTTTGTAAAACAGATGGGATCAGCTTGGGCAAAGTTTAGGAGAGTACACGTAACCGATTCCAAAGGAGGCGATTTTAATCACTGGCCGCAGGATATACGAGTCCAGCAAACACCGATCAAGTGGGGAGAGGTGAGGTTGTGACTAACATCGTTTATAAATCCTCTATCTATATCAGACCCGTCACCTACCCTCAAGCGCAGAGGAAAACATTTGATTTTGTTTGCTCAAGCTGTTGGCGCAATCTAGTGATCTGGGCACAAGAGGATCGAGACGAGTATCTTGTATTATGTGTTTCATGCGACGAGGATACCCGCGGGTTTGTGCATGAGTCGACAGTTGAAAGAAAAAAGACAGAGGATCATTTCAATTCACAGGAAGTAAAAAAAGCATACCCGGCGCTGGATCCAAATCCACGAGAAAAGAAAAGCGCTGAAGATAATATTAACGACTTAGGATTCTAAAGGAGAATCAAAATGATGAGCAATTTGTTTGAAAGTGTACTAGGGTTATGGGGCGCCAGCGACGACAGTGAACGCGTGGCGTTCGATATGGTAGCTGAAGCCGATGGACACGGATTGATGTTACGAGTAACAGACATTGAGGCACTATTGGACGCAATCAAAAACGAAGCCCCTGATTTGATCGAGATATATCTCAATCAAGAAGAAATTTTAGAAACCCTCGACTTGTTATGGGATTCAAAAACCATCAAAGCCAAGCCAAAGATTGTATGGCCGTTTAGTTTTAGATTCCGAAAGCCTGAAATCAAACTTGAGATAAAATAGGAGAATTTAAATGTCACCAATCAAAGGATTAACAGATCGAAACATGGCTTTCCCCAAGATAGGGAACATCCGCAAGGGAGAGCCAAAAGGGGAGAGCAAGTTCCCGAAAGACCTGGATTATTTCAGGGTTGAGTTTGACGAGCTAGAGGTTGAGGCCGCGGAGATATTCAATAACCACTACGGACCCGAACCAAAAGAGATATTGATCTGGTTGCCGTATAAAGAAATCTCGCAATGTTGGGACGCGTGGCTCGAAGCCTACACCGCGGGGGCAATGGTTGCGAGATCGGACGGCGAGATTTATTTATATCTGAGGGAGCCGGATACTGGACGGGTTATTATCAAAGATGGACTCGACGCTGTAACTGACACACCGAGGCCTTATATCGCGGATGAACCCGCTACACATTACGAGGACACCAAGGGAAAAAAACAGCCAGTATTTTTAAAGCACGTTGGGCGGCTTGAGGTAATAATTCCGATCTTGGGTGAGTTGGCGTCTTTGACATTACACACGAGTTCACAGTACGATATAGGACAAATCTCAGAGAACTTGGCGGCGTTGTATCACATGGGCGGGGGATCACTTCAGAACATAGATATATTATTACATCGAAAACCCAAGATGATCTCGACCCCAGGAGAGGGAGGCAAGAGAGTCCGCCGCGAGAAAAGCCTTATATTTTTGAAGGCCAGTAAATCATGGGTCCAAGCACAGCTAACGGAGAAAAGGGAACTAGCAGAAATAGAACCTATTGAAACCGCCGGAGAACTCGGATCTGGAATTACCGCGGATAAAATCACCGGAGAGGTTATTGAGGGGACGGCAAAAGAAACGACTCCCCCCGTCCCGCATGTCAGACCCTACGACCCCAAAACATTGAAAAAGGGACTAGAGGCCAAGGTCGCATCGGATAAATATTCTGTCAAGAAGCAATCTAGCAAAGAACAGCGAGGACTATTGAGAATGTCCCTGGAGTTGGCCTGGATCGGGGAGGGCGCCAAGACGGTCGAGCAAAAGAGGAAAGATGTCTCGAAGTATTTGACAGATGAACATTCAACGTTGAAGATTCCCGCGCCGTGGGTGTGGGTGATGTTGAACGAGTGGCTGAAGCCTTCGCAGGATTCCGGTGATGCTTGGCAAATAGACAAGATCGCCGCGTCTGAGGCTCGTATGGTTTGGACGGTTGCGACTCAAGAAGCCGGACAAAAAGAGATACCGTTTTAGGAGAGTATTAATAATGGATGAGAAAATCGAAGTTAGAATAGCAAAGGCAAGAATTGTACCGCCGTTCGGTTTTAGCAATAGCGAAAGAATAATCGTGGATGAGTGTCCGTATTGTGGAAATAAACATACCCATGGCGCCGGAGGTTTTCACGATAACAGACAACGCATGGCTGACTGTTTCCAAGGTGAGTATAAGTTAGACCTTGAAGAATAACGATTCTGGTTGACGGTAAACGATAAATCGTATATAATATAGGGGTAGTCGTTTGGCTACCCCTACTTGTGAACGGAGTAATGGAATGCCAAAGAAAAATAAAAAAACAAGACGCTTTAACCTCATGGTAACCAAAACAACATTTGCCAGACTTGAGCATATTTCAGAGCATTATCTTAGAAGCAAATCAAACATGGTTGAGTTTTTGATAGAGAAGGAATTTAAAGCAGTGGCAGAAAAACAACAAGATAAATAAAATATGGTATACTTATCCTACGCGAGTAATCAACTGTATAATTGGAATATTCAAGCCTGTGGTTGGCGTCTCGCGTCGCTGACAACAGGCTTGAATATTATTAGGTGAAAAAATGGAATTAAACTCAAGAGAAATTAATGCAACAAAAACAGGGATTATGTATTTAGGATTATTAATTCAAGGAGTAAGAATAGAGGGACTAAAAGAATTAATGGGGAAAGCAAACGAAACGTCGTGGTTTATGGATCCAACTTGGTATATGGATAACGCGGATCATTTAGATGATTATTTGACGCTACTCAAGTCATTGCTAGAATTTCAAAAAGCATCAAGGGTTTGGATTGAAAAATTCGGAGAAAAAAGCGGGCTAGAGTTAACGGTCAACAAACTAGATGATTTCAGAAAATGGTTGGTAATGGAATTTATGATAAACGCTGATGCTGAAATGAAAGCTTTTATGGGGCTAGACGAAGAGGACGAATCAGAATGAGCGTTAAACAAATGGCCTTAGTTTGGGAACACGAATTCCCCCACAATAAACAATCAGTAATGCTTGCCTTGACAGACCACGCCAACGATCTAGGCGAAAAGATGTTTCCCTCTGTTGCTCGTTTAGCATGGAAAACGGGCTATAGCTCAAAACAGGTAAGCAGGATTATTAAATTCCTGATTGATGATAAGGTTTTGGTAAAAGTTAGACTTCACTCAAGATATAGACCCAACGAATACAAGGTTGATTGGTCAAGGGCAGTCAAGAAAGAGGACTTTATTAGTGACAAAGACAGAGAGGACAAAATGTCCACCCTGTCCGACCCCAGAGTAGACATTTCAAATCCCAGAGTGGACACAACTGAGTCCACCGAACCATCATTAGAACCATCATTTAATAATAATGATATAGGATTTTCAAAAGTAATAAAAGCCTATCAATCGTTAAGTGGACTTCCAATCTCAGAATTTATATATGCCGAGCTTGGTGCTTTATATGATGAGATATCTCATTCTATAAACGACGCCCCGTTAGCTCATCCAAACAAGGGGATCGGTTCCGAGGAGTTTTTAGTCAGAGCGATTCAACGAATGGGGCGAAACATAGAAAAACCAAATATCAATTATCTCGATAAGATTGTGCAAAGTTGGTTACAAGATGGCGTCGGTGCCCCACCCCCAGGAAAGCGAAAGAGAACAGCCAAGAAAAAACAACCTAACCAACTATCCGAAGCAATGACCACAGAAGAACTAGAAGAGGCGATGAGGAGTGAGTAGATGAGTGAAAAGAAGTATACCGATCTATCCAAAGCTGAGATCGAGCGAGTGTTTGCGGAGGATGTGTTGAATTTGAGATCGGGCGATTTATACCTCGGTGACCCTGTGTGGTTTGAAGATGATGGGCATTTTGTTATGACTCAAGATGAACTCTCCCCCCTCGCAGACCTCAATCATGCGATGCTTGGATTAAAAAAGGTATCTTGTGGGTGGAAGATGGTTGGCTTAACCAGCACTTGTTTTGTGGAGTTGTGGGACGGTGGGGCAAGGGCAAGGGGTTCAGCCCCCACCCCCCAAGAAGCCATAGTCGAAGCGTGCATTAGAATCAAGAGACCTGATTTGTTTGAGGAGGACTCCCCCAATGACAAAACCTAAACCGATCAGCGAAGTAACCGTAACCACCACCCACACACTAAAGCCAGGGAAGGGACGAGTCGTTATTGACTCAAGCAAAACCCCGCCTGAAGTCTTAAAGATAGACCATGGTTTATGTATTCCGAGTTGCGAATTTTGCGGAGGTCTTGGCTTGCTTCGATACGATGTACCAGTAGGTCATCCCAACTTCGGACAATTACACGACTGCCCCAACCTCCCCCCCTCCCCGATTAACTACAGCTTGTTCGGTCTAACCGAACAATTTACACATATGGGCTGGGGCGATATCCTCCCCATAAACGACGGACACCAAACCAGAGACATCCTAAAAGACTTACTCTCTACCGGTTACGGTTGGCTTTACTTACACGGCGCCAACGGACTTGGTAAAACCTTTTCGGCATCTATCGCAGTCGCCGAGGCTTTACGACAGGGGATGTCCGCTGAGATCATGGTGGTCGCCGATCTGTTAGATTATTTGAGGGACGCATACTCAGCCGAATCACCAATCGCCGATCGGGTAAATAAGATCATCGACCTTGACCTATTGGTTCTGGATGAGTTCGGGGCGCAGTATTCGACGCCATGGGCAGAGGAGAAGATCCAAACGATCTTACAAAAGAGATACCGGAACGCGTCTGAGGAAGGTCGCGGGATTACTATCTTTACAAGTGAATTTGCTCCGGAGGATTCGTTAGCGCCATACATCCAAGACCGATTAAGGGATTCTCGTTTCGGCAAAAATACAATTATAAAGCTAACCGGTAAGAGCGTGCGGCCGGTAGCTGGACAAACTAAATAGAAAAGGAGTCAAACGAAAATGACAAAAACTAAACCACACACCGATCTAATGATCGATCGGGCCGTCAAAGCCTTGATCTTTATCGAGGCATATAAATCCGAATGGGGCGGGAACACGCCTGCCAATCAAGAGATCGCGGATCACCTTGGTCTCAAAACCGAAAGACAGGCCCGGCTAGTAGTGGATATCCTAGAGGAGTCCGGACTTATTGAAGTTGTCAAGGGTCCGAAAGGCAACCGGCGCTGGATCGTGGTGAAGGGGGCGAGGTATACACCGAGTAATTTAATGACGACTATTCCGGGCAATATGATTCTCGGGGACAGTACAGGGTTTAATGAAAAGGCGGCCGAGGTAATTGTCGCTGACCAAGTCCGAAAGGAGCTCCTCAGTGGACTCGAATAAATTATCCGTAACAGTACGGGAAACGATAGCCGATCCGTTACAAGAGAAGATCATCCAAGCCGGGGAAACATTGTCGTCTAATCTTTGGGTCCTTGGTGATCTAGCGGAGGAGGCGGTAGCAGAAAAACCGCCCAAAGCGTCAACCGAGGCGATCTTGGTAAACGTTGGGATATTGTCCGGGAAGTCCGGCGCCCGGGTGGGTGATCTCCGATCGACGGCGAATTTTTATCCTAAAGAAACCAGGGAACAATACCCGTCTTTGACCCACTCACATTTTTTTGTCGCCAAGGCCGCGGGGGATTTGGAGAAAGCAACCGAATATTTACAAAAGGCAGAGGAGAGCGCTGATCTATACGGCGGGATTCGTATGCCGGTCGGTAAGTTGGCCGCCCAGATCGCGGAAGATAACCGGGACGAGGATACTCGGCCGGTCTGGTACAAGTGGATGAGAGGGGCGTATGCGAACGCGAAAAGGATTGATCTCAATCGGGGGAAAGAAGAGATACCGCAGGGGATAGCGTTCTTGGTGATGGATTTTATCGATGCGGTAGAGGCTCAATACGACGGTGAGGAGTTTCTCAACGGAGAAAAGAATCAAGAATGATAATTAACGCTGACGCTATCCAATGGGCGAAGGAATACAAGGGAAAGTTGTATCATGCAATTATTTGTGACCCCCCATACCATTTGACCACAATTACAAAGCGATTTGGCAAAGAGGACTCAGCCCCAGCACAGGAAGGAACAGACGGGGCGTTCAAAAGATTATCAACTGGTTTTATGGGTAAGATCTGGGATGGGGGCGATATAGCCTTTCAAAAAGAAACCTGGGAAGCCTTTTATAATATCCTACACCCGGGAGCATTCGGGATGGCTTTCGGGGGAAGTAGAACGGCGCACAGGATGGCAACAGCCATTGAGTCCGCTGGATTTTGGATACACCCGCAAATGTCCTGGAATTTTGGTTCAGGATTCCCAAAAGCTACCAGGATAAAAGACAACGAAATATTTGAAGGACACCGCTACGGACTCCAAGCCCTCAAGCCAGCATCAGAACCTATCATAGTATTCCAAAAGCCATACGAAGGTAGACCGATAGACTCCATCACAGAAACAGGGGCAGGGGCATTGAATATTGACGGGGGGAGGATTGGGGGAGATATAAACCAACAGCCAGGGGGGTGGCATCACGAACACACTATCAATGATGATGGATGGGAAGGTGGAAAGCAAAACGCCAACCTTCCACAAGGTCGCTGGCCCGCCAACGCCCTCTATACCCATTCCCCCCAATGCGAAATGATCGGCTATCGAGAATCGGACTCCTATCAAATAAACCGTTTCACAGACGGAGCAAAACCATTCGGTGATGCTGTTGGCGAAAAGTTTGAATCTGAGGAAGTGGAAGGTGGGCGTGTCTCAATATGGGAATGCGTTGATGGGTGTCCGGTGTTGGCGTTGGATAGGCAATCGGGACATTTGACAAGCGGGACAGGTGCAGTAAAAAAAGCTACATCTGCAGGACATCAGGGAAACGTATATGGGGCAGACAGTAGAGAATTTGGAACGCCAAACGTAGAATACGGCGACTCCGGTGGTGCCAGTAGATTCTTTCATCAATCCCATTGGGCAATCGAAAACGCTGATCCGTTTGTTTATCAGGCGAAGGTTAGCGTGAGTGAAAGGAATGCGGGGTTAGGTGGTGAACGATGCGGGCATCCAACTTTAAAACCAATCGCCCTAATAGAACACCTTGCGACTCTCCTCCTCCCGCCAAAAGAATACGCCCCCCGCAGAATCTTTGTTCCCTTCGCTGGTGTGGCTTCTGAAGTGATTGGTTGCTGGCGTGCGGGCTGGGAAGAAATCGCAGGGATCGAATTAGAGTCAGAATATGCCGAGATCGGAAAAGCAAGATTTGAATATTGGAAAAAGCAAGGGGTACAACTAAACTTATTTGAGGAGAAATAAAATGTCTTTTAACTTTGATTGGGATTCCCTGCAATGTTCATCAAAGACCGTAATAAAAAAAGCCGAGGTCCTTGGCTGCAAAAAAGCCAACTTGCAATTTAACCCAAGCGGAAGAACAAGAGATCAAGTATTGAGAGCGCGTAAAATGTGTTCGTTAGCCTGGGGTGGTTGTGGGAAATTAAAATACACGACCCAATTCCTGACAGCCTCAAAGGTTTGTAAGGTGTGCGCCAAAACAAAAGGAGAGTTTCTCCAAACATTCAAAAAGGGAAATTGCAAATTATGTGGGTCAGAGTTCAAGAGGACGAGTCCCGCGGTTGCTTACTGTAGCCAAGATTGTAATGATAACGCCAGGAGAGGGAGAGAACGGGCGCGGTATGTGCGAAAAAAAGCCTTGACATAAAGACGATATATCGTATATAATATAGGTAGTGTTATCAACTAACAAACGGAGTAGAAAAATGAAAGTTATTTGTAAAACCTGTAAAAGAGAATATACCAAGAGGGGTATAAAAAGACATAGACGTTTTTGTCTGGCTCCTCTGGTTAGGGAAAGACTGGAGTCGTTTTCGTCACTGAAAAATCACCAAACGCCTATCGAAAAAGTTATGGAAGATTCAAGACTTGATAGCAAAGTTTTTGAATCAATATTACAAACCACAGAGGGCGAGATTTGGGCTTGGATGTTCGGGAATAGATATTTACCGCAAGATATAAAACCCCCATGGAAAACACTCGGAGACGATGGTTTTTTGGAGGAGGTTACTAAATGACCAAAAGAAAATTCATAGACTGGAAGCCAAAAAAGAAAGAGCGGATCCAAAAGCTACGACATGCGATCGATATAATTGAGGAGTACGCAGACCAAGGATATGATCTATCTGTTAGGCAGTTATATTATCAGATGGTCGCTCGAAATCTAATCCCAAATAATAAAGATGAATACCGAAAGATTGTCGACATAGTCAAGATGGGTCGCCGCGCTGGTTACATCGATTGGGATATGATCGTCGACCGTGGGCGGTCATTAGATCGAAGCGCTCATTTTAACTCAGCGTCGGATATCATCACAATGGCGTCAAAGATATTTAAGCTCGATCGGTGGGAAGATCAAGAGAATCGAGTATATGTAATGGTTGAAAAAGACGCATTAAGCGGAGTGCTTGGTCCGGTCTGTGAAAAGCTTGACGTCCCATTTACTGCAATGAAAGGGTATTCGTCGGAGTCACATCTATACAAGATCGCTCGTGAGATTAGGGCATATGTCGAAGGTGGTCAACGGGTTTATATGTTGTATCTTGGAGACCACGACCCAAGCGGGTTAGACATGGATAGAGATATCGGAGACCGGATCCGTTTGCTTGGAGGCCTGAATGACGGCGAAGTCAATCGATTGGCGCTGACCTTCGAGCAGATCGAGGAGTTAAAGCCACCGCCCAATTATGCCAAGGTGACCGACTCAAGGGCGAAAGACTATATATCTCAATACGGCGAGTCGTCCTGGGAGTTGGACGCGATTGATCCTCCCTACTTGGCTGCGCTGGTAGAGACACATATTAGAAAGCATTTAGACGAGGATTTGTACGACGCTCGGGTAGAGCTAGAGAAACAAATCTCAGAAGAGTTGGAATTGATTGCCTATGAAGTAGGCGAGGAGTAGAAACAATGTTTCAATTAATTATAGATGATAACTTGTATTCGGTAGATTTTGAGCATTACAATCCAAAAGGTACCGACAAACGAATCCCAGAGCAATTAAAAAAACGTCCAGAAAAAAACGGCACCGCTGGATATTTTGGTGGTACAGTATGCGAGATAATCCCTTTGGACGATAAGGGTGAAATTTACAGGGGCGCGGTAATAAAATTGGGGTTTGCTTATCTTTGTAGATTGGATTCTCAAAAATATGATTCTGAACGTGGCCGTAAAATTTCGTTTACTCGCGCCCTTGACACCCCGGAGTTCTCTAAAAGAGATAGGACAGAATTTTGGGCTAAATACTTTGAGACTCAACACCATTCCAGAATGAAAGCTCATGTCGAAAATATTAAACGAATGACCTCGGAGGCGGTAGGCCGTGGAAAAGTTCCCTAAATTCTCCTGGTGTTGTGACGGTTGTAACCATGGCGGAGTCGCGATTGGCAAAACTCCCTTGTCGGCGATTGTAGCTCATACCGCAGTTGCCCCGAAATGCTTGGCTTTTATATTTATCGTTTTGATTGTAGGATCAAACGGAAAGGATATGACATGAAGGACTCTTGGAGATACTCAAATCAAAGACCGCCAGACCCGCCGGATGGAAAAGAATGTAGTTTTTGCAGGCGTGTTTACTCAAAGAAAATAAGGATAAAAGGCAAGATGGTTTGTCCGTTTTGCTACGATAAAGGCGGAAGGGGTAAAAATGCCAACTAAAGATCAAAGATCATTTGTCCATTATTTTTTCATCGGTTTGTTTATCGTAGCATGGGGGTTTATAATGGCCTCCGCGATCGGTTTTGTCTTGGTGCATACTGTATTTGTTCCTTGACGGTATACGATATATCGTCTATAATAAGGTAACTATCAAAACAAACGGAGTAAGAAAATGCTAACATATCAAAGACACGAAGTAAAAATAATTAGATGGATCGGACGCAACGCAACGATAACCCGCAAGGATGGCGGCAAACTCAAAGTTGTATCCGGCCTGCGCCATCATTATGGGAAGCCAGCCGTTGAGGTTGACACCGTAACAACCAGCCCTCAGAATATCGAGGGCTGTGTCGAGCTGGTTGTATGAAACCAAAATACTATCTCCAGATCACAACCCGAAAATTCAGAGAGGGCGGCCGAGTAATGCAATCGAAACCTATCGGTCGGATATTGACAGTCAAGATATTAAAGACTCCGGACGATTTCGAGTTGCCGGTCACGAAACAATGGGTCGTCGAGGTCTTTCCGAACGATGGCGATAAGAAGCGATTTACTAAGGATAAGTTGTCACCCCTGATTTGTAGGGCGCCGGATTGTACTGACGGATATGATATCCAGACAGGTCGACAATGGGTTAACGCCGCATCTAACGCGCATATTCACCCGATGATCGTAATGAAAGGGAATATTTTTGAAACACTAGAAGCCGCAAAAGAGACGGCGAAAAAAAGGAGAGTTTATTATGTCTGAAGAAATTAGAGTAGTTGAAAACGAATCGGGCGATGAGTTTGTGGAATTTGGCGCGCATCTAAGAGGGTTGGCACAAATAAAAATCGCTATTGAATCTCTAAAAAGGAAACTAGAAAAAGAGAACAAAGAAAAAACGGGGGGGATAATGGACGCGGACTCTCGGGCTTTTTTAGATGGGATTCTCTCGGCTAACGAAAATGTAATTATTGAACTGGATGATATACTCAAATTATTTCTATCTAAAAATTGACGGAGCTCCCCAAACCTGATATACTGAAAGTGCTTAGTCACTCTACTACTTTTACGGGATGCTCGAGCCAAACTTAACCGAGCTCGAGCTCTCCCGAGAGATTGAGATCACAGGATCAAAAATATTATGCGCGTCCAGTTGATACGATCTCTCGGGAGGGGTGGTTCCCTCTAGTAGAGGATATAATCCTCATACTCCGTTAGCTCCCCGGTCGGTGATCGGGGAGTTTTTTCTTTAAGATTGATTCGGTTGTATATCTATGATATACTAAGTGGGAACAATTAACGGAGGCTGTAAATGATAAACGCAATTCTTGCCTTAGTGATATCTATAGTCGGTGGGTTTTTTTGTGGGGTAGGATATATTTTATCGACGGTTAAAAACATGTTGGTTGAAAGTCAGGTTTACAGGGCTGTTGCCTTGATTTCTTTTGTGGTCTTTTCGTTTGTTGTATTTTGGGTAAGAATGAATTATGGATAATTGCCAGACCTGTGAGATCGCCGCGATTTCTTTGCTGACATTGGTTAGCGATCTCAAGAAACTGGATGAGGCGAGGTTTTTATATAGAGCTCATTTATGGCAGGACCATCATAACCCGCCTGGGATATTGATGAGGAGAAAGGCAAAGAAGCCGAGTATATTATCGAGAATAAAAAACCGTATTGTTACGGGAAGGATATAGGATAAATGAGCATACTAGATAAAATCGGAATCGAGGTGTCTCTTTCGGATATTCCAGCATATCATGTGCTGTGTATATTGAGGGAATCACCTTGGTACAAAGAAAGAAACACATTTTTTCGTAAATATATATATCCGTGGCTTTTGTTCTCGGATCACAGGTTTATGAAAAGGTTGTACCAACAGGCAATAACAGACACACAAGCGGGCTTAATGGGTGCAGTAATAGAAAAGGCAGAAAAGAAAATAAATGCCTAAACTCAAAACTTCCATCCAAGATGAAATATCAGGCATAGAGCGGGATCCGGATTCTCCCTCTTGTGGAAAGCAGGTATTGTTTAGGATCAAATTCCCTGGAGACAAATCGGGGGATATGGTCTTTTTATGGGAAGAGGCGGAGAAAAAGAAAATGTCCGGACAGGTAACAGTCGGGGATTCCATTGAATGTATCGAGGATAAGGTTGTCAAGGGTAGGCGGATGATTTATGTAATTTGCAAAGAATACCCTACAGTTCAAGAGGGTTGGATATGGGAGAGTCAGTTAACCAATTATGGAAAGGAGTTTGAGGATGAGCGTAAAAAAGATCGCTAGTAAATTCGAGGAGTATTTGGTCGCCGATAAAGATTACGAAATGGCGATTACAGAAAAACAAAAGGCGGAAGCGGAACAATCGAGAACGAAAATCGTCCGAGAGAAGATTGAGGATGATATTATAAAACTGATTGAGGGAGTGGAGGAGGAAGAGTTATATTTTCAGGTCGACGAAAAGGCGTATAGATTAGAGGTTAAGTATCCGGCTAGCGAGGACGCTTGGCTTGATATCGATACGGTAGATATCTATCTCGTCAGAGAGGCTTACAAATGACTAAACCAGTTATCGAGAATATTGGCGATAAGAGCTTGGACGAACATCCGTTTTTTATTGCGTTGCGAAAATATATCGCAAACAAAATAGTTAGGGAGCTATACCAAAAGGAATATACGGATGTCGAAGAAAAATGGAACCAAGCAAAAGAGGACACGAACAATGCATTTAAAGTATTATTGATTGAGACCGATGATTTGTTTCCAGGGAGCGAATACGGAGAGGACATTATTAGTCGAGCGTTCTTTTTAAATGGCAAGAGGTATTATTTTAAATATAATCCTGGGCGAGAATTTGACCACAACAAAGTAAATGTGATTGAGTTTGACATGTTTGAAAAACCAACCTCCTAACCGACTAAATACCTTAGTCATATAGAATGACCATTTAGTCAGATAAAACGAAATTTGAACGCTAAGAAACTACTAAGATAAGGAGTGTAATGTATGGGCAAACTGATTATTAAGCTGGTTGGATTGATTTTCTTATTTATTTGTTGTGCCGGATGTGTAGGGGCGTTGTGGGCGCTTAGACAATATGGAGTATTGTAATGAGTGATTGTAAGCATGAGAAACTACAAATTAGGGCACTGAATCCCTATGGTTTTAATATATATTGTGTAAATTGTGATAATTCTATTTTACATGGGGACTATGTTATCCTCACTAAAACCCACAAAGAGCTAATGGATGCTGTGATAGAGGCTGGTAGGGAGTATATGGAATTCTTTAGCCCTGTCCATGAGAGCTTTGACCTTCCTCCGTCAATGGAAAATGGACTTGATGTTATGAAAGAGCGTGCAAGGAATTTTTACGCTTCCCTAAAAGTTCTAGGAGATACTGTTGAGGGTGGATTGTAGGATGAACGTGGATTACAAATCTACCGTAAATAAAAGAAGAGTTTACCAAATAAAAGGAGTGTACCGATGAGTGAATACACAATTGTAAAATGTATAGGATGTGGAAGGTTGTTTAGAATAGCCTCAATGCAGGTTTATAAGGGTGATACAAGATATTGTTCTAAATGTAACAAGGATTCTGGTGAGGGTTCCGGTGAGTGGCAAAGCAAATAGCCCACACATTTAGGAGAATCTAATTATGATGGAACCAACTAATATCCACGCCCAAGAAAAAGGAGATAAGTGATGGGTGAAAAGAAAGGCGAATACAATACAGGAAATAAGGCTACAAAAGAACAGATCAAAGAATATTATCGCCCCCCTGAAGATATGGACGAAATGAATATTGGACTTCGGCAAGTAATCCGCCGCGAGGGACTCAAATATATTTTAGCAACGACTCTATTTTATGAGGTAGAGGATATTGTTTCGGGCGTGGTACAAAGGGGAGACGAGGCTATCGATATGTTTTTTGGAATTTTAGATATTACATAACTTGAACAATTCCCCCAAACCTGTATAATGTAAACATGGCAAGAAAAAAGAAAGCTCCCAAAAAACCCAAGACAAAGAGACCAACAAAAGCGCAAAAGGCATTAATGGACAAATGGGGACTGACCATCATGCAATTACTTTTCGCTGATGCTTATATCGAGTCGTTAAATGCGACATGGTCGGCGGGCGCGGCGGGATATTCGGGGTCTGAGACGACGCTCGCGGCACAAGGGAGTCGAAATACAAGAATCCCCAAGATTAAAGAATACATCGCCGCGAGACTGTCCGACGAGGCCATGAGCGCCGGAGAGGTTTTGACAAGACTCGCCCAACAAGCCAAATCGAATCCGTTGGAGTTTATAACAGATATCCGAGAGGTAGAGGACGACGGTGATTTTTATATGATTGTCGATTGGGACTTGGATGCGCTAAAGAAGAACGGACACATGGTTAAAGCGTTTCGACAAGGTAAACACGGAATCCATATCACCTTTGTCGATCCTCAAAAAGCACTAGAACTCTTGGGCAAATTCCATGTATTGTTTACTGATAAGGTCCAGATTGATACAGCCGAATTAGAGATCGTCGCGTTAATCAGAGAGGGTAAGGTAGAATACGAATGGATGGTAGAAAAGAGCGGGGAGAGTTTGGCAGAGAGATTATTCAAACAGGCGAACGTGCCGATTAGTAAAGAATAAGGAGAAATGTGATGGGCGATTCAACTAATGGCAAGGATTGTAAGCATGAGAATGAGGCGGGGGTGAGCATAAGAGATACTGTAGACGAGGATGGATTTTATGGAGAAGAGTTTTTTTATACGTGTTCTGATTGTCGAGAAGAAATTGAAGTAGTAATCCTCACTAAATTACGGCATAAACTAACCGAGGATGTGATAGAGGCTGGCAAGGAACAGGGACACGAAGGGGGCTGTTTATGCCTATCTCTAGTTGGCGGAGTAAAGGGAGTAGTAGAGAAAGAATGCGATTGCAATTTTGGTGTGCTAGAAAAAGCCCTCAAAGCCCTAGGAGACAAATAGCCCTGACCCTCAAACTCTCCCCCCGCGCAGAACGCAAACTCGCAATAGCCAAACTAAAAGGCGAGATAGATAAAAAACTCATGCTTGGCGATAAGCCAGAGTTTAGGGGCGCGGCTAAAGAGTTGATGAAGAACGAAGATGAGGAGGTCTTTATTGTAGGTGCCGCGGGGACAGGTAAATCGTTTGTATGTCTTTGGAAAATCCACGAATTACTATCTACTTATCCGGGTGCGAGAGCGTTGATCGTGAGAAAGACGCGGGAATCGCTCAACGAATCTGGGTTGAGGACCTACGAGGATTTCGTATTAGGTAAAGATCACCCGGTATTGCAACGGGGGGGACTCCGGCGAGTACGGCAAAAATACACCTATCCCAATGGATCTGAATTTATAATAACCGGGCTTGATCGCCCCGACAAACAATTAAAGATCATGTCAACCGAATATGATCTTATCTTTTGCCAAGAGGCCGTCGAGTTGGCAAGGGGCACGATCGAGGACTTAAACTCTCGACTCCGTAACTTTGTTGTACCTTATCAACAAATGATAATGGACTCAAACCCATCGGCGCCGAGGCATTGGCTAAAACAACGGAGCGATCTTGGGCTTACTACAATGCTCAACTCTGTCCACGAGGACAACCCGAGGTTGTTCAATAATGGCGAATGGACAGAGCAGGGAAAGGTATATCTCAAACGTTTGGATAAGCTCTCAGGACATAGACGTCTCCGCTTATTCTTGGGCAAGTGGGCGAGGGCGGAGGGGTTGGTCTACGAATCGTTTGACGATAACGTCCATTCAATAAAGCCTTTCGATATCCCGGGTGACTGGCGCCGGATTCTCTTTATCGACTTCGGGTATAAGAATCCATTTGTAGCGCAGGATTGGGCGTTAGACCATGATGATAATATGTACCTGGTCAATGAGTTTTATATGACCGGCCGGACAGTTGACGAAATGGTCAAGGGCGATAACAATAAAGGGTGGGAGGGTATGCTCGAATGGATGCCTCCTAAGAGGTTCGAGATCGTAGGTTGTGACCACGACTCCGAGGACCGGGCGACGTTGGAGCGGTTAGGGTATCCAAACGTGGGGGCTTACAAGGCGGTCGAGGTAGGTATCCAGGCCGTAGTAGGTGGGCTGAAGTTTAAAGACAATGGCAAGCCGTCGATATTCTTTTTCAAGGACGCGTTGATCGAGCGAGACGAAAGCCTTGTCGAAGCCGGTAAGCCATTCACGACGGTCCAGGAGTTCGACTCGTATATGTGGGCGAAGGATGTCGAAGGTAAAGAGATAAAGGAAAAGCCGGTAAAGCTGGACGATCATGGATTGGATACTTTGAGGTATGCGAAAGCATATGTAAACGGATTGGATGAGTCTCGGGCTGGGCAGGTTGGGGTCGGGGAACATCCACTAAAGGATTTTAGATAATGGAAGATTTATATGATAGGCTTTATGAAAAATTGGCAGCGATTGAGCACGAACGCTGGTCTGATTGGATGCGATATCAATTTACTCTTTGCAAAGAAAATAAAAACGGCTCTCTAACAATACCTTTGAAACTAGTTGAAAGATGGAAAGCCCAAATAGACACTAATTACACAGATTTGTCTGAAAGAGAAAAGGATTCAGATAGAGAGCAGGTTGATAGATACTGGAATTTAATTTGTGCTTATGTTGAGGGTTTGGATGTCTGACTCACAAACAACCCGCTTAATCATCGACGCCCTAGCCTACACATACGGTCGCGGTAATTGCCTATTCTTTGAGGAGCTCTTGGTATCTGCCGGTCAAGTTGAGCAACGACTCGACGCGTGGTCTATTGATCTCTCACCTGAAGCGATGTATATGTCGATCGCATTTGAGGTAAAGGCGAGCCGGAGTGACCTGTTAGCTGAGTTGAAAGTACCCACCAAAAGGCTCCAGGGAATCCAGTTGTGCAATCAATTCTATTATGTGACCCCGCCCGAGTTGTTCAAGAGTGTCGACGAGGTACCGGGTGAGTGTGGCTGGATGGTTGTGGAAAATGGTATAATCAGTATAATAAAGAGTGCCCCATACTTCACGAACCCGCCGCCGACCTGGGGATTTGTAGCAAGTTTATTAAAGAGGTTGCGATAATGGACATAGAAAGAACTGAAAAAAAGACAACTGAATTAGTCGAAAGAATAAAAACAACACTGGAAAGTGGTAGCTCGCTGGAGATAAACAGGAGGACAAATAACGGAGTACCAAGCAAGATACATATTATTTACAATTCTGGACCTGATTGGCAAAGGGATTCAAAGACATTATACATCTCAAAAGAAGATGCGGAAGAGCTTAGAGTGTTGCTTTCAAATTTCCTAGACGCAATCAACAAACCTAAAATTGAAACCATCCCTCAAGGTAACAATGCCTAATCAAATCATCCTCTCCCTGCTAGTAGGCGCCCTACTTGGATTCGTTGTCCGAGCGTTAGAGCTACCAAAAGAGATCAGAGCGTTTATCGCTTTATCTCTGGTCGCCGCGGTTGCTGTGTTTTTGCTCAAAGAATTTGGAATAAATATTTTTATATGATATAGTGAGTTGGAGGTTGTCGATGATAGAATGGATAAAGGCAGAGGACGAATTACCTAAACCGTCCGAGGAAAAAGAGATATGGGAATTGCTCTTTAGTAACCCAGAAATATTAATGTGCAATGGCGACAACGAGGTACAGTGTGGTTGGTATCATGTTGACGAAGGATTTATTTATAATGACGATGCAAGGCCGTTAAATTGGGACGCTATCCATTGGGCGCCAATCAACTTACCACAGGAGTCATAAATGGCTAATAAAATAAAAGGCAAAGGATTTTTATCAAGAGTAGGGGCTGGCTTCAAAGCATTTCAAGAAGCGATTATGACTACCAAGGACGCTGCGGATCCATTCGATGATTACACCGATTACGACGCGAGACGTTTGCGATATGCGATCCTTTGGTCGTTTTATCAAAACACAGCCTATCGAAACATCAATACGTGGTCAACCACTTACCGAACCGATTACTCGCTTTACAAATACACCCGCCCGATCTATAACCCAACAAGGCGGCTTGCGAACTTCTGGAAAAATCATTTACAGGGCGGGGTATTGACCCTCGACCCAAAGGTGAAAAGCTTCAGATTCTTACCTATTGAGTTTGGAGAAAACGCGATCGCAAAGGATTTATTCCCGTCGATACAAGCTCTTTGGGATTGGTCGAATTGGTTGCGCCAAAGGCCGCTCTATTATTTATACGGCGTAGTAATGGGGGACGTAGGACTAAAGATCGTCGACGACATTGACAGGAAAAAGGTATATATCGAGATCGTACATCCTGGAACGGTTAAGAATGTGGACTTAGACCCGTTCGGGAATGTCAAGGGGTACACAATTGCCGAGCAAAGACTAGACCCGGACGACGAAAGCAAAACGGTTTGGTACAAAGAAATCGCAAAGCGCGACGGTGATAAAAATGTAGTCTACATGACCTTCAAAGATAAGGAGCCTTTCGACTGGTCGGGTGACGCAGGGCGGGGCGAGGAGTGGAGGATTGAGTATGGATTTGTCCCCTTCGTATGGGTCAATCATATTAATAACGGGTTACCATATGGTGAGTCAGAGATCCATTCTAACCGGGTATTATTCCACGAGCTCGACGATATGGCCTCGGCACTGAACGATCATGTTAGAAAGTCTGTAAACTCTCCCAAGCTGTTTACGGGTATCCGGGGAATAGAGGAAATAAACGCCGCTCATACTGACGCCTTTACAGACCGGCCAGATCCAGGGAGAGAAGAAATTGTCGCTCTTTATACAACCAAGGAAAACGCAAAGGCGCACAGCTTGATCGAGCCTTTGAATTACGACGGCGTATCGGGGAATCTAAAAATGATGTTAGATAACATCGAAAAGGAATATCCAGAGTTAAGGTTAGACGCCCTTGAAGCTGAAGGACAAAGCCTGTCGGGTAGGGCTCTGAGGATCGCGAGGGAGCCGACCCAAACAAAGGGAGACGAATACAGAATACCTTACGACGCTGGACTAGTGGCCGCTCACATGATGGGTATCGCGATAGGTGGGTTTAGAGAATACGAACAATTTAGTGGATTTGGCCTTGATTCTTTCGAGGAGGGAACAATAAAGCATATGATCGGGTCTCGCCCGATGTTCAACAGCGACCCCATGGACGAGCTAGAAGAGGAGTTGTTATTTTACAAAACTGCCGCAGCCGCGCAGAGTGTTGGTGTTGGGTTGCTTTTATTCTTAGAAAAGAAAGGGTGGTCTGATAAGGATATCCAAGAGATACAAGAATCAGAGAGATTCCAGGCGATCCAGGCCGGACTCGCTATGGCGCTGGACGACGACGATGATTTGGGCGATGAAATAGAGGAGGGGTAAAAGTGAATAACCCCCAAGTCTTTATCGCCATAAAGTGCGCCTGTGGAAAGATAGGCGATTTTGTAATTGCAGACTTTGACGACTGCGGACTCCCTCGGAGTGTCGGCGGGTTTTGTGTAAGCTGTGCTTGTATTTTCGGTATCCACGCCGGAAGATGTCAGACAACTAACCACAATTTGAGTGTTAGAATGGTAAGACGATTTTATAATCATTTAGTAATCGGAGGTTTAAACTGATGGCAGACGAAAGAACAGATCGAGAAATATTATTATCAATCGAGGCACTGTTAAAGGGTGGGGGAGTTGTTGTACCCGGAGGCGATCCCACATTACAGCCTGCGTTTTCGACAGGGGCGAAAGGGACTCGTAGGGTCCAATTAAAGTTCACGACTCGCTTGAGTCTCCCAAAGACAAGCCTGTCCGGGAAGCCGCTTTACAATGTAAAGAACGGCGTACAGACTACCCTGAAACATTACAAGCCAACTAGTACAAAGAAATACTGGATCGGTGATGTTGTTGAAGTGTGGCGCCCCTATGTTCCAGGTGACGGTACAAGACTGTGGGAGGTCGTGGGGCGACCTGGACAGTTCTTGAGAGAGAATACGATAAACTTTTTGTAAATGGCAAAAGGCAATTAGGCAAAATAAGGCTTTGGCATTAGAAAGGAAAATATATAATGGTTACCTTTAAAGTAAAAATGCCCGATATTTTATTCGGCAAACTTCAAAAAGAAGCATTGGTAAAAAACATAAAACTTGTAGAATTAATCAAGGAGTATTTTAGACTAGGTTTGGTTATTTCGCAGATTATAAGAGACGGCGATAAAATAATAATCAGGGAAAACGACGGAGAGGAGAGGGAATTACGACTATGAAAATCATATTCCTAGACTTCGACGGCGTTCTAAATAACACCAAATATTTAGAGGCTCAAAGTGAGATCGTGTTCGCTCCGTTTGATTTTGTGAATGTGGAGAATCTAAATACTATAACCGACATAGGGGATATCGGAATTGTAATAACAAGCGATTGGCGTCGCTTTGGGCTGGACTTGAAACAATTTGTCAAGCGGTATGGGGTAATTGGAAATGTCGTCGGGGAAACAAGGGTAACAGATCATATGCCGCGCGGTATGGAGATACAGGCATGGTTATTAAAATATCGAGTTGATAAAGAATTTATACAAAAATTCGTTATCCTAGACGACCGTGACGACATGGGTTATATCTCAGACAGATTGATCCAAACCGACCCCGCGGTAGGCTTGACTAAAGAGGACGCCTTGAGAGCGATTGAGATGTTGAGATGAGAAGAAAGGAAAGGTAAGTGATGGAATTGAATCCAAATGCATATTCCGTATATTTGAAGCAATCATTGGAATCAGTTGACCAAGTTTTATTTATTGGGGTCATTCTGCTAAATGCGATAATGGAAGATGGTTACTTTGATAATTACGAGGATAGGTTTGAGCGTATTGCTGTAAGAGCAAATAATTTAATTGAAGCAACTGAAAAAATTCATAAAATCGGTGGAATAAAATACGACCACCTAAAAATGAATTGGACAGTTATTAAAGTTGAACAGACAGGGGCTGAATTTTGCGAGCTAGGTTTTTGGGAAGCACTTGATAAGGAAAGGTTTCGCTAATTACTCTTATCGAAACCATGAGGTAAATTATGAATGAGTTATATGAAAAACTGGCAGCGATTGAACACGAACGCTGGTCTGATTGGATGCGATATCAATTTACTCTTTGCAAAGAAAATAAAGACGGCTCTCTAACAATACCTTTGAAGCTAGTTGAAAGATGGAAAGCCCAAATAGACACTAATTACACAGATTTGTCTGAAAGAGAAAAGGATTCAGATAGAGAACAAGTTGATAGGTATTGGGATTTACTTGACCCCCCCCCGTGAAAGGATAGAAGATGCAAGACACCTTAGACACATTTGACGATAAGACAAAACGCAGATGGAAATATCACGGCATGGCCTCAAGGGTTGCAGGTTGTTGGGATTGTGGCCTATCTTATGACTCACATCAGTGGGTTGAGTGCGTGTTGCCGCATGACATCTGGGAGTTGGTAAACCCAAGTAGCGATATTGGCGGCGGGATATTGTGCATCACTTGTATAGTTAGGAGATTGGCGTTCCTTGGATTAGAGAACGTTCCTGTTCAGATATTTAATTCAACCATACTGGTTGAGGAAAGCATAGCAGACAAAAGGATAAGAGACAATGCCTAAAATCCCTACACAACACCCCCTCCGCTCTGTGGTCGAGCAACCATGCAACGTCAAAAAGTGTGACAACTTAGCAGACTATGAATGTCACGTTTGCCAAAAGACGGTATGCAAAGATCACGGCGTTGATAGAGAACACGAACCGGACGCGTTCGATCAGTTGTGTATCCCGTGTTTTGAGGAAATTTATCCAGAGTTAATAGAAGAAACGGAGGACGAATCAAATGAGCAGAATCGGTAAACTAACCATGCAAGGCGAAGCGAGTAGGAGGCTGGCACGAAGGCGGGAGGGAACCTGGAAGCCATGGGATTTATACAAGTGGTTTGAGATTACGATCAATGCGCCGCCAGGAATGAGGGGACTATTTAAGCGCCGTAAAAAATCATCTACGTGGTGGTCCCGCTTTTGGGCGGTTGTTAAACAGCGATTTTCACTTAGTTACTTCAGGGAAAAAAGGGCTACCATCAAAAGAGAAAAGCAATTATCAAAAATGAGGCGAGATAATATGGTTCGCTCTGCTCATCTAAATTACCTGAATAAAAGTAAAACCCGGAGACACACCCAACACAAGGGTTAATAAATGGTCTCTCGCAATGTCCACCTAAGAGTCGTTAACGACGCTATTCGAACCAACAAAGAGATCGCCCGTTTTGCTGGCCGTCTAGGTACCAAGAAAAACCCACGCGGGAAGGTTTTGGTTATCTACAGACAACTACGTCGAGACCTCAATCGGATACTATCCACGGACAGATCGAATGCAGAAAAGACGAGAGAGACAAACAGGATATTATCTGTCGGGTCGTTGGCTTTGCGGGGTGCGATCTCTGATGTGTTGGGAGACGCCGGGGGATTGGGAATCGATTCGGCGTCGAGGCAGTTGTCATTTTACGATATCGCGGCGACCCGATCGGTTACTCAATTTACAAGTGTAAACGCCGGCATAGACGCGGCCATGGCTACCGTTACTTCACAGTTCGATAACATCTTGGCTCAAACTGCAATCTCAGCGGACCCCGCAATTATTATCGGAGACGCGGGCAGGCAAGGAATCCTCCGCCCTTCCCCGATTGTTAGAAATTCGTTTGATATCTCGGCGACTTTGACCGGTGCGCTGTGGGTAGATCAAGTACAGCAAAGTGTTGATACAGAAACATTATTAGAGATAGAAGAGTCGGAGGAAGCGTTCATAGAAAGACTCATTGCGGCAGGGCTTATAGATGAGGCTATTGACACTGAAGAAAAGAGCCTTACGGAATTGCTTAGAGATATTCTGGGTGAGGGTGACATTGGGGACCAAGTCACGGAGCGGAGATTTTTCAAACAAGCAATAGCGACAATGGATGATAACGTTACCGAAACATGCCTGGAGGTCCACGGACAGATCCAGCCGTTTTCTAAACCGTTTCATTTGATCGGGACTCCCAGGTTTGCCAATTTTATCGACGCTCCCCCGTTTCATAATCATTGCAGGACATCGTCTGCGCTGTACGACCCGGGGTTTGAATTAGGGATAACGTCATTATTAGAGAAGTCGGCACAACAAATATTAGATTTGCGAGCAGTTGGTATCAATCCTGTGATATCTCCGGCGAATGCGTTTACTCCGATTGTGCGAGGAGAGGTAAAGAAGCTGTGAGTGTGACTCTAATTGCGGCTGAAAATATTCCAGAGGGTTCTCCGGTTATGATTGAAAAATGGCCGTTTGCCAAATTGGTGACGGGTGACAATTTTGTAGATTTTATCGCAAACAAAGAATATAAAAAGGACGATGAGATCGAGTTGGTTTTTGTGGATGGAAACTATATCGATCTTGTTGGTGATTTAACTACAGACAATCCTAAAACGTGGCCCATATTCTCGCCAATGAATAAACGGTTCTGGGTCTGGTTTCGCTCGTTGATGTATGGGTTTATTCGTAAGTTAGAGGACGCGTACAACTTGGAACCACCACACGAAAAGAGCCACTGGAAGAAAAGAGAGTATTAATGTCTGATAACAAAACGATTGTAATAGAATTTGAGGGGAGAAAGTATACCCACTTTAAGGGTAAGTTCACTGTCTTTCTGGATAACTACAAGGGAATTTATCCGACACCTGTTATCAAAAACACCGGAATATTTCAACTAGAGGACGACCAAGTAATATTTGAAGGTGATTTCGACATAGAGGTAATCGAAAATAACGAGTTTGATTTATGGATAATCACGGTAGAATCTCATAGAAAGTAGTATACCAAATCCTTGACATTATACGACATTTCGACTATAATATAGGTAGATAAATAAACCAAACAAACGGAGTAAGAAGATGCAAATGATATCAAACGAAAAAAATAAAAAATGCCCTGTTTGCGGGAAGGTCTATATAAAAAAACTACTTGACCCGGTTAATGGGGATCATTATTATCATAACAAAGAAAAATTACTTGGAATCAATCATTGGCCCAATCCTTGTGTAGATAAAAAATAAATCCCGCTCACCCGTCAGTCGGTTCCTTACATGGCAAGCCATGAGAGCCGCAGAAAGAGCGAGACCGCCCCCGAGAGATCGGGGGCTTTTTTTGTGGTAAAATAATCACCTGGTAGTCGCGATGCCGAGTGGAGCAGTGGAGTGCTCGTTGGCCTCATAAGCCAAAGGTCGTGGGTTCGAACCCCACCTCGGCTACTAATGCTCTGTAACTCAATTGGTAGAGTGCCTGACTGTTAATCAGGTTGTTATAGGTTCGACTCCTATCGGGGCAGCAAGGCCTTGTAGCTCAACTGGACTGAGCGTCTCCCTGTCGAGGAGAAGGATGCGGGTTCGAGTCCCGTCGAGGTCGCTACGGGGATGAACAGATTCGACATCAGGCTAGATTACGGTGAAAACGCCCAAGACGAAACACCAAAGCCTTATGGACGCGGGAGCATTGCCCGCCATCTCCACTTTTTTTCTTTACCCCCCTACCCTACTTGATATAATCCTCAAAATAATATATAATGAAACCAATCAAATAAATGGCTAGGCTCTCAAAGAGAGTTAACCCGTAACGATACGACGTCTGTATTTGTTGCGGGATTTTTTATTTAGGAGTTTAATAAATGGGTAGAACCTCAAAGGCTATAAGGCTTACCGACGACGACGGGAATATTTTAGATATTGAGAACGATCACATACCTACAATCGCAACCGCACACCAGAAGATACACGACGGAAAACATTTTAACGTTATATTTACCAATGAATGCACAAACACGGATGAGCAAACTGTAATCGCTTTCAAAACCCCGGTGAGCGGAGAAATTCATTTGATATTTGCCGCGTCATCGACCGCGTTAGCAACAGCGTTTATATACAAAGATACTTCTATTGATGTTGGCGAAGGAACCGAGAAAACGCCTCAGAATCGGAACCAACAAAGCGCAACCGTCCCAACTGTTTTATCAATAGAATCAACTCCAAGCGTCGGTGAGGTTACTACATACAACGAAACCCAGGCGGCGGGTGCAAACATAACAACTACTACAGAGGTTACCTCAAGGCCACTCGGAGCGGCGGCGGTACCTAGATCGATCGGCGGGGAATCGAGAGGGACTCAGGAGTGGATACTTGAGGCAGATACAGAATACGCATTTGTAGTAAATTCCGACGACAATAACGATAATATCCACTGGATAGAACTCGATTGGTACGAGGAAGATTAAATAAGTAAGGAGTAAATTATTATGGGTAGAACTTCAAAAGCAGTTCGAATCACTGACGACGACGGAGATATTATAGAAGTTGCCGAAGGCGGTCTCGAAACCAAACCTTTTGACGCATTGATCGAGGGAGGCTTGCTTTCCCTGGTCGCTGACGACGAGGAGGTTAATACGAATGATTATGGTGCGTCTGTCGAGGGAGCATTAGGCGCAACCCACTCAGGCGAGATATTGCAATTTGTGTTTTATGCAACCGAGACCGGGTCCGGAGCGATTCAGGACTCGGCGGGTAAGTTGATTATATTAGACGCCGATCCAGAGATAAACGACGGCGATACAGCTATGACGGCCGCTGAACGGATAACCGTTTTAGGTCAAGTCGAGGTCTCCCCCTCTGATTGGCAAATAGACGCCAACGGCGGGAGCGCTATCATACTTAATCAACCTGTCGCTTTTCATGCTCTCGCGTCTCTGTTCTTTGTGTGGTTCCATACCGACGCTGTTGATCTAAACGATGGCGCCGGAGATGATGAAGTTTTACAAATGAACTTTTGGTATCGCAGAGACTCTTAAATGCAAATAAGAAAACGAAATAAATCCCACGAGAGACGAATAGACCTAAAGCCATTGGTTCGGTTTTTATTTCGTGACGACTTCATAACAGATGAGGCCGCAGACATGACAACCCCAAGGGCGGCGGAGCAAGGGCCGGGTACAGCAACGATAAAGGATACTGGAAGCATCGCAAGTATTGATTCGTCTGGCCTCGTTTATGCTGGCTTTACTGATGGAAGCGACCCCTCTTATTCGTCCTTGGGATTCGCTCGCGTTGCCGGGTTAACTCTATACGGAAAATTAGATGCTGGCAACTTGGGAGTTACTGCCCCTGTGTTTGGTTGGGCACGTGGAGCAAATGGGGTGTCGTTGGAAGAGGAATCGTTATTTCTTACTGCCGCAATCAATTTGTTTTCAACAGGTCCGGCGCTAAACTTTACCATTGGTGGTTATTCAGCAAATGAAATTTATGAAGTCGCACTTATACTTAGGGCTACCGGAGCTTTTTTTGTAGTAAGAAACCCAATAGATTTTCCAGACTGGACTCTGTTGTGGGTTACTTTTGCTAAAAACACCACTCCTTTATTTGCTAATCATAGAAGCGGTGGAACTGTTGTCCCCGGGATTCAATCGATGAGAGTCTCTCAATTATCTACCCCATGGGATTCGGATTATGGAATAGCAACCGATCGCTTGGTAGGCGCCAGAAGCGCAGGCGAGACATTTTCACACGACGCAGATTCTATTATTGAATTTGAGGTAACGACCGTTCCTTCTGGAGACCAGATCGAGGTTAGATTTAGAATAAGCGACGACACGCCCGCCAGTGAGGACTTATGGCAAGTTACGATTGATTCAAACGGGGATATTGATCTCGACGAGGTTGTTGGGGGCGCGGTTACGCAGAGAGGTACCGCCGCGGGTGTTATAGCGAACGGCGACAGGATCATAATAATTTGCGAGGATGAAACAATAAAGGTCTTTGAAGCTAACGTGTTGAGAATCACCTATTCGTCAGCGGCCACATACAAAACAGAATCGCGGGGAGAATTAGAAACAGAGGGTACCGGAGGATCGGTATCCGATATTGTCTCTTGGCCTCGGAGGTTTTCAAAGAGAGCAAAAAGAGCTCTTGATAATTTGGTAAACGCATGAATAAAAATGAGGTATTTGTACTTGTAGCTTGGTCATCAGATAACGGGGGCTATTGTCCAGATGTGCCAGACCGGAGAATGGGCGACGCTTGGGAAGATGTGACAGGCAATTATTCGAACGCCCCGGCCTATATCATTAAAAAGATACTTTGCGACGATACCTTGGTAGATATGGAGGCGCACGATCACGCGGTTGTTTTGGGTCGGAGAACATACGACAGTATGGATGTAGAAACAGATATCTATAACGATTTAGACATGGATCCACCCGCTCAATACTTGGTCGACATTGTCCAATTGATTCTCGCAAGGTTCCCGGGGTTGAATCCTGGGATACTCAGGAAAGGCGGTCAAGATATATTTAGAGCAGGGCTTACGCGGCGGGATATTATAGGAGAGTTGGTTGAGCGTTTGGCGGGGCTGTAGACTGGCGTGATCTTTTGTTATTATATCTGTCATATGTGATATAATCGATAACACGTGCGAAGGTGTTGCTAAGCCCAGGCTCATAATGATTGCGAGGACTGGGTCACGAAGCCAGCAAACATGAGACTAAGCTGGCTGGAATTATTATGTTTATAAAAGTATCAAGTAAATTGCCAGAAGATTATATATACGTATTGGGGAAAATTGATTTGGGGAATGGGTGTTTTATGACTACATCCGTATTTCATGAAACCAATGGGGAGTTTTATGGTATTGATGTCAGGAAACACAAGGACGAAAGAGTGTTTTTAGTTGTAAAAACCAGTATTGGAAAATTAGATGTTACTGAATGGATGGAATATCCAAAATGATTAACTTGCAAGATTTCCGATGGCACAAATATATGTGCGTCCTAATACGATAACCCCCCCCTCCCCCACTTGCAATTTTAGGCTTTATCATATACAATAGAATCAATTAAATATTTGGATTAGATTCTCGATCAACTGGCGAGCCAAACGGAAAGCCTAACAAAGAGAATTAACCCGTAACAATACGATAAATTGAATTGGTTTACACCAATTGATTTATCAACTGTTGCGGGTTTTGTTGTTTAAGTGGGTTCCCCCGTCCCTAACGGGGAGGAGATACAAAAATGTTGATTTTTTCTCATTTGTTTTCCCCCCATTTTTCTCCCGATAAAGGCGGAGGTTCTGGTGGAGACGACGACGATAAAGATACAAAAGGGGCGAAGGACGACTCAGGGGAGAGCGACGACGATAAAGATTCAACCGACGAGAAAGACAAGAAAGAAGGGGAGGGGCAGAAAGACGACAAGCCCAAAATGACCCATACTAAAAAAGAGGTAGACGCCGCGGCCGGTTCAGCCCGCAAAGGTGCTGAGTCCAAACTACTTAAAGACCTTGGCGTCGATTCAATTGACGACGCGAAGGTGAAACTCAAAAAGCAAGATGACGCCGAAGCCGCAAACAACACCGAACTCGAGAACGCTCAAAAAGACCTTGAGAAACTTACCAAGGTAAAAGGAGAACAGGACGGAAAGATCGAAACCCTATTATCCAGAGTTGTATCAAGCTCGGTCAAAAAGGAAGCGCTGGACTCAAAGTATGGGCTGAAACCAGAGGCAGTAAATGACCTCTGGAAACTCATCAAGAACGATGAGAAATTGGTCGAAATGTTAGAAATCGACGAGGACACATTCGAGGTTACTGGAATCGAAAAGGCAATAAAATCCGCGATCAAAGGCCGCGATTATATGCTCGCCGAGGAGGAAGATCCAAAAAAGAAACCCGGATCGCCTCCGAAAAATCCACGTTCACGGGATAACTCTAAAAACAAGGACGACAAACCGAAACGTGTTTTCACTTTATAAATTAGTTTGGAGGTTTTACAATGACTGACATAGCATTAACCGCCGCTCAAATTGCGGCCGTACACCCGGAAGAAGCGGAGATTTATTCGTTTATAGCTGGTGAAGCAATTACCAAAGGACAGCTCGTTTACATGGATTCCGCTGGAAAGGTCCAGGTTGCCGACGCGAACGATTCAGGGCACCAGCAAGCAATCGGAATCGCAATGGACGCCGCCCCCGCCGCCCTTGAGACCCTTAGTGTCTTGAAGCGTGGGGCAGTTGCCGGGTTTACTTTGACAAATCAAGCGTTCGACGACGGTATCTATTTATCTGATACTGCTGGCGTTGCCGCTGATTCCAATGGGACTCTGACTGTCCCGATTGGCCGGATCACTTCGATCCCCGAAGTTGGCGGGATTACGAAAGTTATTTATTTTGACTTCCGTTGGCGTGCAGATCACGCTTAAATTGATCGGCACAATCAACAACTTTAATCAATGATGAGGTAAAAAATCATGAGTGGAATTTACGGATTACTCGGAAAAGACGACAGAGATCGGGCGTTCCGGGTGCAAAACTTAGGGGCGGAGGTCATTTACGACGCGGTCTCCGAGCTCTTAGACTCTTGGAATGAAGGACTCCAAAAGGCGCTAGGAGTGTTTGTAGAGGCGGAAACTGAAACTTTTAAGAAACGGTACAAGTTACCGGGAGGCGGAAAGCTTCAGGAAATGGGTCAGAACACACAGGCTCAAGCCGCCGCAAGAAAACGGACAGGTCAATACGATGTTGCGTTTCCTTTGAAAGAATACTCCGCCGCGTTTGGCGGAAACAGGGTCGACATGGCTTACATGACCCTGGAAGAGCTTGACAATCATTTGAAAACGATCTTCACAGAAGATGCCGCAACTCTTCGTTTCCTAATGTTGGACCGGTTGTTTAACAACGTCCAAGGTTCGTTTGGGGATAACGATCACGGCACTTTGTTAATCGAAGGTTTGGCGAATGGGGACGCTGTGGTTTATCCTCCTGTTATCGGGAGCGCAACCGAAGCGACTGAAGATCATTATCTCGAAGCCGGTTATCTAGCGACTGCGATCTCTGACAGTGACAACCCTTATACAACCATTAGGGACGAATTGACCCATCACACCAAGAGGATCCAGGGCGGGCAAAATATAGTCGTTTTCATCAATAACGCCGAAGTCGCAGAGACCGAAGCGTTGACCGACTTTGATCCCCTGTCTGACAATTTCGTCCGCGATGGCGAGGATACCGCTGTACCGTTTGGTCTCCCGACTGCCCTTCCCGGGCGAATCATAGGCCGATCAAATGGCGTATGGATCGTTGAGTGGGACTTCATCCCCGCGACCTATATGTACGGTCAAGACATCGATCAACCCGCTCCTCTGTTCATGCGAACAGATCCGGCAAGCACAGGACTCCCAGGTGGACTCGCTTTGATATCCGAAGGAAAAGGCAAGGGGCCGCTGGAGGGTTCAGTGTGGTCACGCCGGACAGGGTTTGGAGTTGGCAATCGACTCAACGGTGTTTGTATGGAACTCGCCGCTGGCGGTTCATATACAAAACCGACAATCGTTTAGTAGAGAGGTGTATAATGACCGCTCCAAATAGAGTAGCACAAAAAACGCTCAAAACTCTTTTGTCCCTGGAAGCCAAGGTAGACGTTATCTTGAAAAACATGGGTATTCCCGAAAAGGAATTGAAAGAGCTTAATGAGAGGTTGGGTAAGGTCGCGGTATATCGCTCTCCTCCACCCAACAAAAAAGAAAGCCTCTCCAGAGAGGAAGTCGCCGCGCAGGTAGCCGGATCTCCTGAACCCGCAAAGGGAAAGGCCAAGAAAGCCAAACCAGCGCAGGCCAAGGACGAATCTGAGGATTAGTCCTCAATCGCCCAAACAACTATCAAGGGGCGGGCAATAATCCGCCCGCCCCTTTTATTTTTATGAGGTAAAAAACTATGGGTAAAGAAAGATTTAATCACTTAGTAGGTGAAAAGATCACCATGACGGGCATGATGAACATGGATGTCGGTTCTATCTACGTCTCTCCTAACGGAAACGACGCATACTTGGGCGGCATTATATCCCCTGTCAAAACAATTACAAAGGCGTTGTCACTTGTTTCATCCACCCGGAAAACGATTTATGTCGCCGCGGGTGAGTATGCCGAAGTGACCGGCTTGACATGGCCGACCATTTCAGGCGTAAAACTCATCGGAGTTGGGAACCGATGGGAGACCGTTATCTCAGCGGCCGCGGGGGATCAGGTTATCGAAATCGCTCCAGGAGCGCAATCAAGCACGTTTGAAGTCACGATCCAGAATATCCAGATTGACCACGATACCAGCGGTCAAGACGGGTTATTACTGACTCATACTTCTGTTGGCAAGAAAATGAATGTCTATCTTGGTAACTTTGGCTTGGCTGGCGATAGCTCAGACCTTGGCATCTTGGTCGCTCACGGCGGTTCTGGAAACGCAGTCCGCATTTATTGGGACGGCGGAAATGGAAGCATTGAAAGCGCGATCGATCTTGACTCCGAGGACGGCGGCGATAGGTTCTTTGTTGAAAATGTGATGTTCGAGGCAAATATCGACGCAGGCGCGTCTAACACAACCCAAACGATCCGCCTGTTCAATTGTCAGATTTTACATGAGGGCTTTTCCGGTGGTGGGACATCCGGCGTTGTTGTATTGGGTGGTTGCCGGAGCAAAACAGGTACAACGTTTGCAAAGGCCGACGACACCGACGTTACAGCTAATGCGTCGCTGACCGGCCCGACTACATTTCCGTAAAGCTTTTATTAGAGAGGGGTGTATTATGCCTCTCTCTAATCTTGTAACTGGAGCGAATAATGGCTGTAATTGAAAGAGCAAAATTCGAGGTTATTTTAGTCGCCAGGTCCGGTAAGCTTATGGTCGCCGCTGATTTAGATGGCACGACTGTAGACGGGTCTAATACAGACCTAAATGACCCCTTGGGTGTTGCGATCAGAGAAGTCGGGGGCTCTGTTGGTGATATTTCGTCTGTTGACGACGATGATATCGCTACAGTCGATTCGACAAAAACAGATCAATTTATCGATACCGCCGAGCTCCGGATCCTCCAATCTATCGAGGGGAATCTGGATGACGTTGATACGACCGCTGGATCACACTCCCGCCGGTTCTCTCAGTTAGCGACTCAGGTAGAAAAGAAACTACAACGCCTGGAGAAAAAGCTTGAAGATAAGTACGGCGTTGGGGTTCCAGTAATGACGGCTGGCGTTATTTTGCTAGATATCGCAGATCATAACGACGATTTACCCACCACAGAATCGAGTTAATAATGGCATTGGATATTATCGCGGGCGACAACTTAATAATCGCAGGGGGGACCTTCCCGATCTTTTCGGTTGGGGAGCAAACCGTCGATAATTTCAACGACCCTAGTTACTTGAAAATGGCGACCGTCAGTTGCTCAACAGAAAGGGACGGCGATAACGCATCCGGAGACACGACCGGCAAGGTTGAGAATCTAACTAGTCTATTGTGTATGCCGTTTCAAGCGCTAACACCCGAACAGCTTATCGGGCTTGGACTAAATGATCCGCACGAAAAGAAAACAACCTTTATCGCAGACGGTACCAGTTTTGTCGAGATTGTTGTAACAGTAGGTAAAAGATAATGGGTTTAGGAATATCTATCAATGGAATCCAGGAAGCGCAAAAGCAGAATAATGCAATGATCGCCGCGCTCCGTCCGACAAATCTGTTTGGTACTGTTATCCAAGGCGTGACGATTGCCGTACAAAGATACGCGGTATCGATTACTCATGTAGTCACCGGATCGCTTCGAGCCTCTCACCGGATGGCTGTAAAAAAGCTGGAAGGAAAGGTCTTTATTGACCCCGGGGCGACGAATCCATTAACCCAACAAAGACCGGCTGATTATGGCGTGACAGAACAAAGGCGCGGGGGCGACCATGCTTTTTATACGAGGACTGAAAGAGAAGCCGGACAACGCCTTGCAAGACAAGGCGCCGACATAATTCGAGCCAAGATACGGAGACCGATTTAATGACACTCACGCTAACCGGGCGAGAACAGATTCGGGATGCTCTAAAGGTGCTTGTAGATGCAAACTTACAGGCAAGTCCGACCACTAGCTCAAAGCCAGTTTTTGTAACGTTTTCTCATCAACCAGACACCGAGGAGCTCGATGGCAAAAGTCCTTATATGTTCATAGCCTCCGGTCCGGCAAAAAGAGAATCTCGGGCTATTGCTGAAAAGGTCAGAGGCGAGATAATGTTGCTGGTCGGAGTAGGTATTCGGGTAGGCTCAACAGCGGCTAACGCATTGAGCGATCCGGCGATCGAGGACAAGTTAGACAAGATCGAACAAAGATTTTTTGAAATGTTATTCAATCAAACAAATCATTCGACGGACGATTGGCAATGGGTCGAACTCGAAGGGACAAGCTTCGTCGGGTACGAAAGAAAAGGTAATGACATATATCGAGTCGAGGCATGGAACCTCTTGTTTCGAACGAACGATTAAAGGAGTTGTTTAGATGGCAAAGAATAAAGATAAAAAAATCGTGGCGGTTTATATTGGCGGTTTGGGCGGCGCGGATACATTTACTGATATCCCCGCGCGGGACTTAACCGAGGAGGATGTCAAAGGGATTGATAAATATACCCTTGATGAAATTTTGGATCTCCCTGCCCACAGCGAGTATAAGCTTTACGAAAAACCAAGTAAGTCAAATCAATCAGACAAACCCAAAACAGAAGATTTGGAGGTAGACGATGGGTAACATATTTACATCAGAGGTACAATTAGGCAGGGAGGGGACAGCGGGAAATGAGGTAAACGCAACACAGAAATGGCGCGGCCCCGCTGGATTCCTGGATGAACAGCAAACGCTTGTTTTTGTCGATGAGCATATCGGGAGCATCCCTGGAAAAGATCGGACGTATATCCCGCAGGTATTAACTGGGATCGCTTTTCCAGATACTCCGGCGACGTTTGAGCAACTAACGACACTATTCGCCGCTGGGATTCAGGACGATACTCCGGCGGCAGATGGGGGCGGGTCAGGTAAGATATATTTTTATCAACCGCCTGTTGACAATGTTCAGCCGGACGAAACATTTATTAAAACTTATACGATTGAGTCCGGAGACAGTGAGGCCGCGGAAGTAGCGACGTATTGTGTCCCCGCTGAGTTTACTTTAGCTGGCGCGATGGGCGAGGCTTTAATGGTCTCGTCTACTTGGTTCGGACGACAAGCCGCACCAGGAGCATTTACGGGTGCTTTATCGTTGCTGGCAGTAGAGGACATCTTGACTCAAGGGGACGCTATTTAT